TGTCGCTGTCAGCGCAAGTTGGTTGGGCTTCAATAGCTTTACCTTCCGGAGTGCCTACATATTTAGCGTACCAAGGCCACGCGGTTGGAAAAACATAAAATCTACAAGCAGCCCATTGAGAAATGCTTAACAACATAATTGATGCTGCTGTCGCAAGTATCGCTCGCCAAAGCCAATTAGGCATAATTAACGTCCAAATAACAGTTCGGATAAGCCAAATTCACCTTTACGTGGGTTAAATCGTTCCCTCATTAAATCTATGCGTTGCTGTAGTTCGTTACGGTTAGCCATTCTTTGTGATTCTTTTACAGAAGCCGGACTTGTTCGTGTTACTTGAGCATATAAAGGACGTTCTACATCACGTGGTCTAGCAGAGATTCCTGTGCGAGGTTCCGTTCCAATAAATTGACGTATTTTGGGTACTATACCTTCTCCTGTTTCTTGTCGGACAACTTCATTTGCAGCTCTAATTGCAGCTGATCCAACTAAACCTGCACCTATACCGGGGGCAAGAGGAGCTAAAACAGGAGTAGATAAAGCTGCAGCAAAAGCTGCTCCAGTGGGTAAACTTCGAACGAATTCGAAGCCCATCTGTTGACCCATTGCGGCAGGTCCTTGCTCGTACCCTGTTTGAATTGCTTCTGGACTTGGAATTAAATCAGCAGCACCAGGCAACAAAGATGCCGGATTTCTTGATACAGCTCGCACCGGACGTTCGAATGCTTGTCTTACTGCAGGTGTCGGTCCAGTTTCTAGCATTCTTGGACTAAATGCTTTAAATGGCCTCAATCCCTCAAGACCAGTTGCCCCTGCTTCAAATGATGCATCAGTTCGGGTAAGTTGATTTCTGTCGTCGCGTAGCAACTCTCCCCACGACGCATTACTTTCGTCAGAAACTCTTACGTCTCTTCCTTTATTCCACCAATCTGTAGGATCCGCAAGAATATTTAAATAAACATCCAGATCTGTAGCCACTTATGGTATTGATGTCACTGCTTACATTCTAACCTTCTTCGATACATAAGTTTCGCTTACAACTCGTCAGACAGTTCTTGCCTCAAGCTGTTTGTTGAGCTTGTTTATAATTTTATCGAGCCCGTGAGTGGGTATATCGTAATCTTCAGCAGATTGTAATTCTCCCTTGTAATAACTAAGAATACCAACAATTTCAATAATATCTTTATGTTGTAGTTTGATCTCTACTTTTTCGTGTAAAAACTTATCTTCTTTTTTATCTATGGGCCTTGGTTTTTTCGACTTTTCGTCACAATCAAGACACATAAAAGAAAAGCCTTGTTTAAATATTTTAACTATTTGAAAATGTTTTTTATTAAGGGGCTGTGTTTTTTTACAGTAGTTACAGACTCTTTTCATTCAAACACCTCTTAAAAACGGTTTTTGCTGATTTCTAAAAAGGGAGCTGCCTCTCCTCATCAAAATCAAAATACTCATAGAGAGAACCTAACACACATTCTTCAATCGTTTCACATATACGTTCTTCACTCGGGTTTTCGTCATGTTTAAGTGCCCTTCTGTACCCACGGAGCACGCCCTCGTTAATTGCTTGGTCCAGTATGATAAGAAACTTTGGTTTCATAGTTTGGGATAAGAAGCCTTATTTTACCGCACACTCTAAAATTTGAAATAACTTAGAAGTTGACCGGACTAATCAGTGCACCCGGACCCTTATTTCTTTATATCGTAAGAAAACGATTTGTCTGGCATTTGCATAACTACTCCTCTTAAGAACTCTACAATAGGATTAACTGTTACGTCCCCTTGTGAATTAGGAATTGAATAAGGATTGTACCCAGCAGCTTTGAGAGCTTGAAGTTTAGAAGGTGGGAGGTAATCTGGGCCTGTACCTGGGGGCGACATTATTTTGTCAACTTTATCAGCATCTACATACGCAAAATTATACTTGTCTGTACCTTCAAAACTACCTCCATCTTTTGGTTTTATCCACGCTCGTCCAACAGAAGTTGAAGGGGAAGTAAGAGGATTATTACCACTACTAGGTCCTCCGTCGCGTGTAAAATATGGGTTATAAGGGTAAATACCTTGCTCTACTTTTTTTATATTACTATTTACTTCAGCCAGATACTCGAGAGAAGGAAAAAAAGACTTGTCGTTTAGGTTTCGCATAATAAGTTCTCTTTCTCCCCGTAAATCATCTAGAACACCTGATCTATACCCCGGTTCATTTAATTGTTGAGAAATAGCATTAGTTATATCTTTGGGTACTTGCAAACCTTCGTTACCCAGGCCAGTATAATATCTTGCAAATAAATTAGCACTAAAGGGAACCTGATTAAGTCCAGCAGACAAACCTGTACGTACAGGACCCGGTAACCCTTTTACAATACTTTCAACAACAGGTTGAGCTCCCGCAATACGACCAGAAATTGCATCTATTACAGAAGCGGTTTGTCTAGTTAACTCCGTAGGAAGCGGAGCACGTCCTCTAACTTCTCTAACTCCTTGAAATCCAGCACCAATTGGTGTGGCTGCTCCACCTGGCAATAAACCGCCAAAAACATTTTTATCTACTTGTCCGTAACCACGGCGGGCCTTGTCGAAAAGTTGTTTAATAATACCTAGATTCGCAACATCCTCATATTCCTCTACTCTTGGATTGTAACTAAACGATCCTTCCTCCGACTCTTGGATCGGACCAAGATACTCGTTCAAAAAAACATTGGGTTGAACAGCCAATTAAACTAAGTTTTTCTTTACTAAGTATAGACTTTTTTTAGTAAATTCTAAAAATGCGTAACTAGCTAGTGGCGTTGACTTATCGGTTTTGTGGATCACGGATTAGCACCTAGCAATCTTGTGGACCACGAAATGCCAATCCGTTAACGACAAAATACGGACGTGCTCATAACTCGTAGTGTGCGGGACTACTGATAATGCCTGGTAGCAAAAACATTATGTTCAGTAAGTTGAACACTGCGCCAGGTACTGTCCAACTTGGTGAACACTCGCCACCCTACCATATTTGTTACGTCACGAAAATGGTTGTAAACCCGTCGATTTCCACGGGTTAGAAGACGTGTCCTCTAGTGGGCTACCGCGCTCTTGAGTAATTAAATGGCGCTTCGGCGAAGGCTACGTAGATGAAAGTACTCCCCGAACCATTCCTGTCGGCATAGGTTGTTTTTAACTTAAATCCGTTAGATAGAATATCGTAATCATACGAAGATGAACTAGATTCTGCGTTAGAACTTTGCGCCCATAGGAAAGTTGAAGCAGCGTTGTAAGTATCTCTAGCTGCATCTGAAATCCACCATTCGCCTGTCGTATTTGTTCTTTTCGTCATCACCCACCTCGGTCTAAACCCGGTATAAACAAACGGCCCATCTGTACTGCCATTACCGGTATACGATCCAAAGCTGCTGTAGCCGACTACTGCGGCGAAGCAGTAAGCAATTCCTTTTTCTCCGTTGACGAAAATAGAAGTCTGCCTAAAACCAAACGTTGTTGAACTTCTGGTCCAAATAGTAGCGCCAGACGTAGTCTTTGCATCAGTTGTATTTAATAATAAATAATCAGAGGCTGTATTGCTAAACGACGAGTGGAATACCTGCCACCAGGAGCTTGAATCTCTATTTTTTACAATGATCAGATCCGGTGATACACCTAAACCTGTACCCACCGTCTCAATTCCAGATGCGCCGTTTGATGTCCACGACACCACGCTAAAACCAGCCGTTGCATTCGCCCGCACCTGACTAGTGATGCTGCCTTGTGTGTTGGATACGGTTGAGGCGCCTGCGTCCCAGGCCCAAGCGGCGTAAGTATATGCGTTTGTATTGACGCTATAGCCAGCAGTTGCAGTCCCAAGTGAAAAACCATCGGAATTTAGCGCGGTTAAACCATTTGCATCAGTTGCTTCGGTGCTTGTGTTAGACGAAGAAAGTTGTTGACTTGCTCCGCGTACTGCATCTATTAAAGCGTGATTGGCCGTATTGCTTCTTGCCTTAATCCATACCAGATCCGGCGAGAACCCCAGCCCAGTAATATTTTGCGTACTGCCATTACCGGTATATAACGCAACATCAAACACCGTATTAGACTTCGTGACTAATGGGGCTGGCAGATTCTGTGTGCAGAGTGCCTTGAAGCCTGATGGTGCGGTGTAGGCGAAGGCGCGTTGGCCGGCGTTTAGTGTTGTCGTTACAGAAACGCCATCATTTCTAAATTGGGTTCCAATGAGCCATGCTTTGCTGCTGGCGGTAAATGTCGCGGTAGGACTGGTTCCCGTAGCAGGATTTCCTGAATCCCAGGTATTGTTGATACCAAACCAAAATTTCCCATTGTCAAGATCTAGTGCAATCTGAACAATGTTATTGGTTGCAATAGTCGTCAACCCACTCTGCAAAGTTGTGGAATTATTAAATACTCTATTGTCATAACGTATCCAGCCATCTACAGGAGTTCCAAGACCATACGAAGACTCGGCTACAACCTGCAAATTTGCAGCGTTAACAAACCCAATTCCATTCGTTGTGTGTCCTGCAGTTACTTCGGCATACCACTTACCCGATGTTGCAGCAATAGTCCCAACGACTGTAGGTACGTTGCTAGAAGAAGTGGCTGTCATCTCCAGATTGCCGTTGCCATAAGACTTAGTGGCGTTTGTGCCACCAAAAATTGCCAAAGGATTAAAGGTGCAGTAATTTCCCCTCACCTCACCACCCACGCCGGTGTCGGTCCCATAATTAGTGGGTGAATCAACGAGGCTGTCTATGCCGCTGGCCTTGAATGGTCTCCCGTCTACTAATCTATCTCCATCAATAGCAACCTGAGATATTCTTGCATTTCCTCCCCCATTTGTGTTGTCCAGTGCGATAGTTGACAAGGGGGAACTAACCCCTGTTACAGTAACTGTAGTTACACTGCTAGTAAATAAAGATGATCTGTCTATGCCATTAATAATTATTTTTTGATTAGGAGAATCAAGAGAGCCAGTAATAATTAATGTTGTAAAAGAAAGCGGTGTTGGAGCAGTCCAAGTTGATATGACACTAGTGCCTCCGATAGTTAAGCTCGTGCCGGTGCCATTAAAGACATTAGTCGCAGGGAATCCGGGGAGTAAATTAGCAGTCCAGCCACTGCTGTACGTGTAAACAGGTGCTGTTGCAGTTAGATTCACCGGCGTCCAGTTATTACTGTTGCCACTAGTGTCCTTCCCTAATGTGCTGGCAGTGTTGCTGGAGTTATCAGCGAACAAAAGATTGAAGCCATTTGTGCCATAACTGCCGGTGTATGTTTTTGGTATTAGTTGCCCAGTAGTGGCATCGGTTTCTGTGAAACTGCTGGGGGTAAGTGCTTGGCCGTCTACTAAGTGGACGTTGGCGAGGTAAATATCAGATGTAACGCCCATAGAATGTGCAAATGTAGCATTTACGGCAGTTTCATCATTAAGAGCTGGGTCAAGTGAACTGGTAAAATCAGTAAGTTGCACCCCATTGATATATAGTTTTACTCTGTTGCTTGCAGTACCTTGTGTAGTATCCCAAACCATAACAATGTGAAACCAAGCAGAAGTATCTCTAAAATATGCTGAGGTGGAACGCCAGGCAGAGTTGTAACCTCCAATTCGAAAGTTGCCCGCAGAGGGTTGATAACGCAGATCGAAATATCCAAGCTGAGTGCTACCTCCTATGTAAGCGGACAGAATATATTGATCCGCTCCGCTAGCAAATCTGCACGCCTTCACCCATCCAGCCCACGTCCACGTCCGCCTATTCCCCGCTACTGCCGGGGTCCGAGACAAGTAGGCACTGTCACTACTGTTGAATCTCAGCGATCTTTCTGCCGAAACCCCAGCACTAGCGGCGGCTAGAGAAGAACCAAGAAAAAACGGGCTAGCTGACCCAGGTATCACTGGGAACCTCCAGAGTAAGCTGCAGTAAGAATACCAACAACACGAGTCGGTGCAACAACAAAGTAAGCAAGAACATCTATACCACTAGCTGCGGTAGTCAAAGTAGGAGCGGTTCCTCCTTGGAAGGCCCAGCTACCGCTATACGCCAGCGTACGACTTCCGGTAGCATCTTGACGAATTGTTATAGCGCCACACTGGCCCCCGCTAGCATTCGAGGGACTGGCAAAAGTAGCGTTTGAAGCTAAAGTTACTGTAAAATTATTACCTGTCGAAAAATCAACTAGGAGAACACCAGAACTTGTAATGGTGTTAATCGTACCAAACGATTGTTTATTTACAATGACGGTGCCGCTGATTACGCCGCCCGTCTTGTCATATTTGTTACTTAGATCTACAAGAGCAGCATTGCCACTAGCTTGAGCTGTCGACGAATTAGTTAGAGCTGCATTACCAGATGCTTGTGCGGTAGCTGCGTTAACAAGTGCAGCATTACCAGATGCTTGTGCGGTAGCTGCGTTAACAAGTGCGGCATTACCAGATGCTTGTGCGCTGTTGGCAGTATTATCGACAATATAGAAAGGACCGCCCATATTGTTATGGGAAGTGCACTGGTAATACAGAGTATTAGGTGCGTCAAACTGAACGTTCCAAATTAAAGTTCCGTTTGAAACATCATTATTTGTGATTCCATTATTATATGGAGTTCCAACACTACCGTTAGGCGTACTTTGCACCCTGAAAGGGTGTAAATTCATAGTGTTTGTAAACTTATATTGCTGACCACGGGTTAAATAAATTAGGGGGTCGTTTACAGCTCCGCTAAAACCAGGTCCAGTAAAGGTGTAGTCGTTATTTCCGCTAGCTCCAAGAACCCACTCAGCCGTGTAGATTGCTTTGTCAAGAGCAGCATTACCCGAAGCAAGTGCCGTTAAACCTGTACTAATACCTGCGTTACCACTAATTTGAGCGGAACCATCAATACCTAACTTACTACCTACATAAATCAGACCACTCGGAGCAGCCGCCAGCTCAACCGCAATGTCACCTGTGGGCAATTCTGAAAAAAGCCCGCTGACAATAACTAGTGGTTTACGAGCAGCCATGGTTTTAACACTCTAAATTAAGTTTAGCTCCCTTACACCAAAAGAGTTGGAGGTGTAATTTCAACTTCAATTTCAGTTGTACTTAAAGCTTTACCTACATTTACTAGGGCTTGATACTGATCTGTTCCAGACGCAGTAATAGAACCAGAAGCATTTACAAAACGAGTAATTTGACCTGTGTACTTAGATAAAAAGTAATATTCGCCTGGAACTAAAGAACTTTCCGCTGTTATATTAGCAGACGATACAGTGGCTACGTCGTCTAGATTGACGCTTATACCTGATGTAACTCCTGCAGCACCTGCAGTTATGCCTATTGCTCCATAATTAAAAGCAGCTACCCCGCTGAGGGCGCTAGCAGGAAATACTTGTGTTCCGCTCGCGTAAACAATTGCCCCTTGTATTAAATTAGTTCCTGCTGTAAAAACTTGGGTTGATGGAAGAGAAGTTGTAACTCCCGTACCATTAATAAGCCACACCTCGACGCCAGCTGGGGTAAAAGAAGTGTATTTACGGTTGAAAAGTGACCTATCCGCCATAACCAGTTAGATGCTTATTTCTAAGTTAATCATACCTCTTCCTACACAATTCTAAATAGGAGTATTAACAAAAATCGGTTGTTCAATTTCGAGGTTGATGCCAGAGCTGGAGACAGCGCGACCTAACGCAACAATATACACAGATGAGTAAGCAGAAGCATTAACTTCTGTTTGTAAACTAACGTAAGTAGGTTTAATTACGCCAGAAGTTATAGAAAGAAAAGGAATACTCCCTGTGGTCTGACCTGAAAAAATATATTGAATGCGATCTTTATCGACTCTAACAAGCTCGCTTGGACCGGCTGAATCCAGCGCAATACCTACACATTTTGCGTTAGTTAAAGTTGTAGCTGATGAAGGGTAAATAGATCCCCCGGATCCTACCGTTACGGGTTGGCCTGCAGTTATAGAAGTTAAAGCCTTGAAACTTACCAGCGCCATTTTTAAAACTCCTTTAAGTAAATTTTAGCCTTTACCTTGGCCTCGTGATTTTTTACGACCATGATTTGGTTTGGAGTGAAGCCCATTGCCCTGCTTAGTCCGCTTAGGTTTAGACTCAATTTTATTATTTGTAGAATTGGTTGACACAGTTAAGCAGCAGTTGATAAACGAATAATACTATTAAACCCACGCTGTGCCATTCCATACTTTTAGAACGCTTGTACCGCTGTCATACCACAAGCTGCCTTCTTGGCTCGGGGCCGGAGAAGCAACCCCATAAGCTGCGTTTCGAATTGATCCCGTTTCATACCAACCGGAGCTCGTCGCGTCATAAACAAATAAATTACCTAAAAGTTGGTTAAACCATAAGGTTCCGTCTCTTGGGGGTGCGTTTAAACCAGCACCGGACGGAGGTACCTCTGATTTAACTGCAACAGCTTCAGAGTTGGTTTGATACCAACCATCTGCAGAAACTCCTGTCCCGCTTGCATATATAAATAAACGCCCTTCATTAGTGTCAAACCAGAGAGCCCCTGGGCTGAAACCAGAACCAGGTGCGCCAGAAATAGTAGTGGGACTCGTAACTAAACCAGAAATAACAACTTGACTTCCGCTGTAGGTGACGCTTGTGCTTCCTTGTCCAACAACACCAATATTTACTACAGACGAGCCCCCACTTGCCGTTATGTACACCCCAGAACCTCCAACAATACCTGACACAACAGCTGAAGCCTGTGTAGATATCCCTGAAATAGTTAAATTTAAATCCTCTAAGACTTGAACGACCCCATCAAAGTTAGCGGCGTAACCGCTAGGGTCTAGCATAAAACTTACAGTTCCCACACCGCTTACCGTGTAAATAATATCTGTTACAGACTCAATTATACCTCGAAAATTTGCTTCGTGAAGACCTTTTCTGGAAGGGTAGTGTATACACGCTGCCATCGTATATTTACCCGAGAATTACCTTAGTTTAGACACTACCTGAGCATTCTAAGGTTTTTATTTTTTTTACGCTTCTTTAACTAAGCAAATTTTTAAATTTAATTATTACGTGTTTACTTTCGCTAATTCTTGAAGTTTATACTTCGAAGAAACACGTTTAACGCAGTCAACACTGCAACCTAAAGTTTCTGCTATTTTGCTGCAAGAATCCCCCAGCTTAATCAAGGAGCAAATATTTTCAATTTGCCTAGGACTAATACGCCGACTTAGAACTTTTTGTTGTATCTGTGAGTATTGTTCTGGGGAACTGTAACTTTTAAAAATCTGACGCACACGCTCTCTTGTTACCCCGTAACGTCTACCTATTTGCTCGTACGAGTATCCTTCTAAGTACATTTTGTACATATTTGCAAATCTCTCTCTTAACTCGGCTTTTGTTTTTTGGGTGCCCACAATAAAATGAACTATCTTCCCAGAATACTACCAATTGTTGTCCCGTTTGTCTAGTTCGTTGTGTTTATACCCATTTTCAGCCAGCTGCCAAGCAGGTATATTTAAAAGTGCAGCTTTTTTTCGACATTCTTGCCAGTATTCGGTCTCTAGTTTTTCTTTAGCTACAGGTTGTACAGTAACCATTTCACAAGAAAAGAGAGTTTAATGTTCTTATAATAACAGACATAACAAAAAAATTCTATATCTTTAGGGATCCACAAGGGGTCAGCTCCCGTTTTTTAAACAAAAAAGCTTACTGCCTCGAGGACTTAACAAAAAATTCTAAAAATTAAATCTTTTAAATATATAAAAAATAAAGTTATATACTACTATAAATAAAAACAAAAATTTTTCTATTTTTTTAAGTGGGTTTTAGACGCATGAGACGCGCAAAACTTGTTAAACAACCCTTTAAAACAGAAAAAAAGTTTTACTAGCAAGGCAGTCCGTGCTAGTTTTGTATGAGCTCTAATTTAAATAAAAACACTCTGTGTCCGATCCGACCTTACTTTCTGTCTTCGGCTTAGTCGTTCAGACGCCTATAAACAACCAAAAAATCCAAGGGCTCCCCTTAAAAACATATAAATTGGATTCTTACAGGGTCGAAGACTTTGGCTCCCTTAGCAGACTTACTTGTTCTTGCCAAAGAAGTTCTCCCACGCTTGTCGTCACAAGGGATCTCACCCGCTCGCATCGGGTCGCTGGTCGCTTTGCCTGCCTTGTCTGCTTAAAAGAGGATCGTGAAGCTAAGAGCGCTTCTGAGAGAGTCGCTGCTTGGTTAGCGCAGAACAAACCGAGTCTCAACCAGGAGGAACACTTACTTTTACCTAAGCAGTTTCAGCGGCTGGTTGACACGGATGGGATTATTATGAGGCCAAGAAGATTTGTTTTTTCTAAATTTTATGGAGTTCAGCTACAGACCAAGGATAAAGTTCTTCCTACTTGCGATTGTGCTGTCTGTGTAAACCCATATCACATGATGCGTACCTTAAGTCCCGCGAGCAAAGTGACCCCACAGATGAAAAATGACGTGTTTTTATGGCTGAACAAAAAGATGTCCAACAAATCCATTCAGTTGTTGTTGGAAACGAAGTATTGCCGCACAATTTCGCTAAGAACAATCACGAATTTAAAAAAATCAGTGCTTGCATAAATTATCATTCCGCTTTAATTCATCTGTTATTATATGACCAACCTTTAGCTCTAAAAGAAATCCTTAATGAGCTAGGTACATCAAAACAAAATACTTTAAGGAGTTTAAAACAACTCATTAAGTACAATTTGGTTATCCGGGTTAAGTTTGAGTCGCACGTTCTATATGTGCTCAATGGTGAACATAGCCCACTATTCCTTTCTTTTTTAGATCCATGATCAGCGACGTAGAGCAGAAAGCATGCCTTTGGTCTCAAGAATATGTTATTGAGAACCTCCCTCCCTGGATTTATTCAGATTCAGAAGAACCAAAAAATTTAAAAGAGTGTAAAGCTAAACTTTCCGCTCTTAACTACACAATTCGGGATATTGAACTGCAAATAGAAATAAGGGAACTGGAATTAAAAACAGGCAGTAGCAGACATCAATCAAATTTTGATTATGAAAAGTGGAAGACACAGGCCTTAAAGGCTAAACAAACGCACACATATATGTTAAACGCATATACTTACTGGTTTATATTAAATGAAGCAGAAAAAGAGTTAAATCCTGAAAATAAATTAAAAAAAGTTGTTGAGCTTTTAATCCGCGAACCAGATGATTTTATTCAGCAGTTGGAATTAATTTTAAAATCAATTTAAAAATGTGTTTAAGAAATAGAGATCATATAAAAACAGAGACAGTTTGTAAGGAATGCTATAAAAATATTAATGAAGACGCAAGTAAACCCGATTTAAATCAAATAAATCCTCATTTAAGAGGTCTTTTTTTACAATTAACGCAACAAAACACAGATTTTGACAAATGTTGGAGTACTAGTTATAAAAATATAAATATAGAAGGTAAAAAATTAAAAATAGAAAATATTTATTATGGTTTTTATAAAGCTGATATCGGTAATTTTTGCTTAAAACGAATCTGTGGCACAATTGGCTGCGTAAACCCAACTCATTTAAAGTCTAGATTTGAACAGCCAAATATAACTAGAACAATAAGGACGGGTTTTACTCGTAAACCCACAAAAATAGCTGACTTAACAGACTCAGAATGGCTTAAACAACCTTAAAATTGAAAGGCCGGCACTTGTAAGAATGGCCCTGTTCCGGTATCCTCAAGGGTACGATCAGTTTTCGCCATTTCCTGATCGTGGTAACTGAACCTCGCTGCCTGATATCGGGTGTCGAAGCAACCCTTTTTATTTTTTTATATGTTCACCAAAGACGTTTTTGACATTCTTCGAAGTATAGACGCTAGTTTGCAGACGATTGCAAGTTCTAGCGCAGGCAACCCGACTCCGGTGTTTGTGAATAGAAAAGTAATCGCCCTGCGGCTAGGAGTACAACCTGTAACGATAGATAAACTAGTGTATCAGGGTATAACTTCAGGAGGTTCTTCTGGTTTAATTGAGGGTCGTCATTACTGCAAAATAGATAAGTCGGAAAACAACATCACTAATTTTCTATTTGATTCGGCTAAAGTGCTGAGCGACGCATGGTCTTCTTTTTCAGGTTATTAAAATGAAAAGTTTTAGGGAAAAGGCAGTTAAAATGGCTGAAAAACTTTTTGGGCCGAGTGAAATTCAAAACAGAGTAGCTCTGAGCGCAATAAAGCTTATTGTTGGAGATATAGTCACTCTTTTTGAAGAATTCGAAAAAACAGAAGGGGCTGGGGCTCTGTTTTTTAACCCCACGCAACCTTCTTTTAGTAGGTATATGACGGTCGCTCTTATTAAAACAGATATAATTTTAGCAGAAGAAATAATGGATAAAAATTTAGTTGAATTTTTACGTAAACTGTTGGTTGTTATTGAAAATCAAGAAAAAGTAAAAAAACCTATTGTCGTTTTAGTGGACGAAAAAGGTATGAGCATTCATGTAATCGATGTAAATCAAGCAGAAGAAACTCTTAATAAGAAAGCAAATGCCGCTAGCGCAAGTTGATTTTGTTTCTCCTCCGGAGTTAATAGGGATAACAACTGCTTTCTTTAATGGAGAAATAGAGCTGGACCCCGCTTCAAGCAAGGAAGCTAATACTTTAGTTTGTGCTACAAGATTTTTTACAAAAGAAGATGATGGTCTCCGTCAAAAATGGAAAGCTAAGTCGTTGTATTTATATCCACCGCGAGATATGTTGTCCAACGACGAGCAACCTAAAGACCCGTATTTATTTAAAAAAAGAAAAAGATTTCCTCGTTCTGCCCAGCGAGTATGGTTAGAAACTTGTTTAAGTAAGTACAGAAAAAATGAATTTGAGGAAGCAATAGTTTTTTTAACTTCATCAGAAGTAGCTTTACTCACAACACAAAAGATAGGGTTGGATCTTCCTCTTTGTGTCGCAAAAGAAAGACCTGAACTATTTATAGACTCCCCAGGTTTACCTAAATCTATTAAAACAAGATGTTTTGGCTTTATTTATTACTTTCCTTCCTCTATAAATACAGACAAACGAATAAGAGAGTTTATTGATTTGTATAGCTCATTTGGTCGAGTTTTTTGTTGAGAAACTCAACAGAGGAGTATTGTTGATCTGGCTCAATGTTGTCCCTTTTACCAAATCCCACACCGACTGGTTTGGTTTTCATTTCCTCTGTTTTTCTTTCTCGAGTTGAAACACGGTTGTTCTCCCCCTCGCTGCGAGTCCAAATTTTACCGGCTAAACGTATGTCTTTTCTGGATTCAAAACGACGTTGATATTTTGTCAGCCCTGCTCTTTCGAAAGATCTTACTTTTCTTTCGTGTGCTAAATTACCGGATCGATCAGACATTGTACTGCATATAAGGCTTATACCTGTCTTTGTCCATATTTACAGTCATAGGGTTAGAAGCTAAATTCATAAACTCCGGGTTAAGTAAGTTATTAAAATCTTTATCGTCTGCAATTTGTTTAAAAGCGGGTATAGGAGCCACCGCTGCCTCAAACATACGCTGACTTCCTCTTTCACCTAAGCCTTTTAGTGCATTTGCATACTGAGAGGAAGCGGAACCGATTGCTTGGTTAAAACGACTTACGGAAGGAGATTTTAAAATATTCGGATCGTAATCTGTTAGGTAACCTGTACCATAATCTCGTTCGCGCTGAACTCCTTTATTAAATTGATCAATACTACTTACTCTGTAATCGGGAATTCCTAACCCACTAAGCCCCCCTAGTTTTTCAGTCTCTTGGTCTCCTAGCCCTCTATAAGCCAGTGTTTGATTTTTAATTTCATTTATTAAATCTTTAATCTGCGAAATGCTTTTGTCGACTTGTTCTTGCGCTACACCAGCCCCATAACTTGTTGGTAGGTTTCCAAAAAGTTTACCCGCTTGCCCTGCAGCAAGACCACCTAGGCCTTCTCCTACTTTATTACTAATTCCTCCAAGTATTTTTGACAAATCAAAACCTCCAGCACTACTTTGATTTGGCACAAAGTTCTTAAAATCTCCTCCATAAGCACCTGGGGCAGCCACGCCGAAATCCCCAAAACCTCCAGGTCCGCCGAAATCACCGTACGAAAAAGACATACTACAAAGGTAACCCTCGCTCCAGTCTACGTGCTATTTCATTTTTTATCGCTAAAACTCTAGCGCTAGCTGTTGTTTTACCTACATCATAAAAATCAAAAGAATTATGAGGCCCTGTTGCGGAGCCTGTATCACCCGTTACGCCTATTTTATATCCAGCTGGTATTTTTTGCCCGGCTTTTAAATTAGGGTTAAGAGAATTGAAGTGCGCCATACGTACGTCATAAGGACCAGTAGGGCCAGGAACTCTTAAATCAACGTACGTTCCATAGAAACGAGGTCCTCCTGGATTTTTTACTAAATCTGTTCTTCTGGGGTCCACTACAACTTTTAATACCTGAGCTTCTTTAAAAGGAGAGACAAGCTCTTTTACTGGAAGTACAAAGTCAATTCCTTTGCCTCCTGTATCATTACGATCAGTGATTATGGCTCCCTTTAACGCAAGTCCAGATCCAATAGGGAGTGAAGAACTTAAACTTGTTGCCGGAAAAGAACCTTGCTTTGATGCCGGCGGAGTCCCCACATCGCCTGCGCCGGAACTAGTTTGAGCTAATCTAGAATTTTTTATATTATCAACTAAGGCTGCAATAAGTTCCAGCTTTTCACCTCCTTGATTCTGCCCTAAAGAGCTGAGTAGGGCTCTACGACGAATATCATCTGCTGCTATTTCTCCCTCTAACCCTCCTTCTTCTTCTAGTAAATCTGCTTTTGTGTTAGCAGAAAGAATTGCGCTGTAAGGATCCTGTTGTTCCGTATTTTCACTTAACTGTTTGAAAAGAAAACCTAAAGCTTTTTGCCTAAAATCTGGTAATTGGGTATTAGAGGGAACGCTAGGTTGAGTGGAAGAAGCGCTAGGTTGAGTAGAAGGAAAAGCTTGATTTCCTGGAATATTACGTGAGGGAGATGCAGCATATTTTTGTAGTTCTGAAAATTGTTTTACGGGCTGATTATAAAAACTTTTACCTGCGAGGGTAGGTAAGGAAGCCCACTCAGGAGCTAGTTTAGCGACCGACTCTTTTGTAATAGGTCTATTAGGATCAACACCACGGCGTCTGATTAACTCGAGAGCAGCAATATCTTGTGCAGCAGGGCCAAAATCAGGAAGTTTTAACGCTGTAGACACAGCTTTCCACGTATCAGGCATAAATTGATACCTGCCTGCAGCGGCACTGGTTTTATCTATAACTTTGTCTGGGTGTTTTCTAAGATCAGAAAAACGCCCGCCTCCGAACAAGATATTATATCCTCCTCGACTTTTAGTTCTATCCGTACCCTCTGCGTAAGCAATTACGTCTAACCATGCTTGCTGTTGCGGAGTAATGGGAGGCATATTTTTCTAAATTCTTTACTAAGTATAGGAAAAAAAGACTAACTTTCTGTTTGATCTAAATCGTCAAACAAATCCACGCCTGCTTCTACAGATATGCCGATCCTGTCCATCACAGCCTTAAAAGCACGTTCCCGAAGAATTAACTTATACACCATTTGCCACATATACTGATCTCTCTCTACATTTTTTAACTCGTGAGCTTTAGTTTTTATTCGAGTTAAAACAAACTCGTCTTCAAGCGTAAGCCCGCAAGATACATTTGTGACATCTTCTGACTTGCGAGAGTCCATGGCGAGATCGCGGTACGTTTAAAGTCTAGCTCTAGCTAAAATTTTCGTTAATTTAGAGGCTTTTATTTTTTGTTAAGCAATCTTTCTATCTGCATAGAATAACACTAACTTCTTACACATATACCATATGTTTTTTAGCTCCTAAAAAAATAATTTAATTAAAAAATTTACCAAGCTCGGCAAGACCAGTACCCTGCTGTCAGTTTGCTCTTAGGTTCATCACAGTTATGACGTGCTCTGAAGTTTTTTTTGCGCTCCGGGTCATCACTCTTATTTTCCATATTTGGGTCTCCAAAGCGAACTAGGCGTACGTTACCCTCCTCTTTAGCTGCCACGGAGAACTGCTTCCCTCCTTGGATATCAGTTTTCGGTTTGTTATAACTTTTAAAAACTTCACCTGCTAAGCGGATCATGTGCGCCTCGAGTTTCATTTTAATACTACCATTCAAATAGTAAAAAAATTATTACGCATGAAGGACTCTTGTTGCGTACACAAGAAACGTATGTAATATAGAGCCGTAACTTTTCTCTTGCATACACAATGTCGGAAAGCAAACCCCTTCTTACGATTGCGGAAACCGCCGAACTTTTAAATTGCAGTTCTGGTTTTGTCCGCAAAAGGATTGCTTTATCCGAAGCTAGTCAGCCCGGTGGCTGGCCTAAGCTTGTCTACATAAATTTGCAGCCTAACGGAGCAAAGTCTTTATTTCGTGTAAATCGAGCTGCACTCGAAGAGTATCTTCGCACTTCAGCTGTGTCAGCTACAGTGGAGAGTGAAACTGAACCAGCCAGCGCTGAAGCTTGCGTTTTTTGATATGACTTATTCGGACTCTTTCACGGAAAACACAACCCCTCTAATGGAGAATGTTGAGTTAACAGTTCAACAAGAGTCCGAGGTCGAACCAAAACCAACAGTGGAAGAGCTCTCCTCAAAGTTGATTGGCTTGGCTTCGTACACACACCAGATGTACATCCAGTCTCATTTAATTCATTTAAATGTGGAGGGTCCTCTTTTTCTCTCGATCCATGAGTTTTTAAAGGATCAGTATGAGCTCCACATAAAGCAGTTTGACTCCCTCTCTGAGCTTGTGAGATCTTTAGACTATTTTATGCCTATGTGTGCAAAAGGCTTACAGCAATCCTGTAATGATTTTAAAAATGTAAAAACATACGAAATGAGGGATATGCTCACAACTTACTTAAATAACCTAGATAACGGGGGAATGACAGCTAAAGAAGTCTTACACGTGGCAAAAGAAGTAGACGCCCCTGACGTTGAAAACTACCTCGCCGAGTACATCGGAGATTCTTTTAAATCGGCTTGGTTTTTAAAAGCCACATTGCGTTGTTAGCCTGTGTACGCCCAACCGGTTAGAACTCGAACAAAGAGACCACTAGGTGTAGTTCCTGAGCTCTGAACCTGGTATACCAAAGACCCAGAGATACTTGTGCTAACCGGAGGTAGTCCGCTTAAGACTATTGAACATCCGGCAACCACGCCTGAAGAAATAATTGAACCAGAAGCAACTAAGGCACCAGAAGCAACTAAGGCACCAGAAGCAACTAAGGAAGAAAGAGCCCTGGTGGCGGTCGCTGCAGTCGTTGCAGTAGTAGCGCTTGTAGCAGAGTCAGCAAAACCAGCATATACTTTTTGCCAAGCTGCCCCTGTCCATACTTTTAAAAAATAATTACCTCCACTAGAGTCTGTCCACAGCTCCCCCGCAGAGTTTCCGGCTACACCTACAGGTACAGCGTTCGGGGCAGTGGTCCCAAAAGAATTAGGTCCTACTTTAACTATATTGCCGATTGAATCCTCAAAATAAACTCCCGGATCAGCAGCACCAAAAGTTAATGCAAGCTCGCCATTGACAAGAGTGATTCCACTGGGGCGATCTGATGCATTACCAGATCTTTTTTGGAGCAGAGTAACCGGTGTTGAAGTCATTTTAGTAAGTACCTCCGTTTATAAATGTCGGAGGATAGCTGGGAGGAACTAATCCACCGTTAGTATACTGACCCCCATCTAAAACGTTGGTCGAGCTTGTAACAGTAATTCCATTAGCGTAGGTGCCACCGTCGTAGATGTCTTGAGGCAAACCTGCTGGATCTAAAGGATTAAATTGGTCGATAGTAAATAACTGAAAGTTTGTATCTTGTAACTCAGTTACATCATCGATCTGACCAAAATTTAATGTTTTAGCGATCATATTATACTTGTCAGAATATAAGAGATGCTTGGGTAGCCCACTAAGAGAGGGACTATACCTCTGCCACCAAATAAAATCTTCGTCTCTTTTTAAAAAACTCATTTGTTTTTTTAAATCAACTTCAAAATTTTCACGATAATATTCGTTCATGGGCTCATCGTTTGGTTGAGGTAAACGATAAGAAGTAACATCAGATAAATTAAACTTACGTTGCATATCCCAGAATGAAGCATAGATATGCTTACACCATTTAGGTTGGTAGTAAAATAAAAATGGATCCGAATATAGAGCTGTGTCTGAGTATACTGGCGCTGTATAAATTTTATTTAGATAAATAAAACCAAAAGTTCGGACGTAGCCCGGATAATCACTAGAAGGAGATAAACGTGTAGGAGCGTTAGGACCTGCATCAAAATAACCGGGGTCTATGTTTTGAATTTTGGTGTAAGGGTAACGTTGCTTAAGGGACAAGTTGTAAAAGTTAAAACCTTCTCTATTTAAAAAATCTTGACAGGAGCACTGAACTCGAATTTCTGTTGTTAGAAACTCCCCTACTGAAGGAGGCCCAGTTGCAGGAACAACAATGGTATTGCTGTTGACTACAGACCAACTTTGGTTTTCAGCAGCAGATAGAAATAAAGTGTTGAAATCAGGATTAATACCTGGTGTGGTCACTACACCATTAAACCCCACAGCGACAACTGTGTAGTTGTTATACCCATAGGTTTTTGCTGTACCATCCGGGTTAAATCTATTAGAGAGTACTTCTCCTGTAAAATACGAAATAGGAGAGCCAAACCGTTGACTCAGTACAACAGCATAAGTTGTGTCATTATATTGAGTTACAGATTGAATTGAGATACCAAAGTCGAGAAAGTTAAATGTATCTCTAGGACGAATGCCTACAATATGCATTCGTGTATCTGCGCGTTTAGTCGGATATACGAAAAATATACCTGGTATATAACCTCCTACTCCAGCTGTACCTGAAACGTAATATTTAAAGGAGGAGTAAACTAAACCACTATAAGCTCCCTGTGTGTACATACTAAGCTCATATCCTCTTCTCCAACGCACCCACAAGGAAGCGTAATCGTAATCACTTAAAAGACTAAACTCTTTTGTATTAACTGCAGGACGAAAGCGACGTTTAAAAGGTAAAGAATTTAGAAGTTGATTTGTATTATCAGAACCAACGATATGCGAAAGAGGTTTAAAAGACTCTATCGGTTTCTGACCTTTAAAAGAAAAATCATCCGAACCCTTTTTGCGGGCCATGGATCAATAAAAACCTCCCTGTGCCCATATTGTTATACCGGAAGGACTCAAACCTCCACTAATTGCAGAAGGACCATTCCCTAAATAACCTGCGCAAAGAATATAACCTTTTTCTAGATAAAGTCCTTCTCCTTTGCCTATTTGAATCGGAGTTGTTAATCCTGTATCCCCCACAGCGGGGACAGGCGCATTGACGGCAAACAGTTGAATTTGTTGAGGGTAGCCGAAAGTACTACCGCTTAAACCTACTTCTACCCTTCCCACCATTAACCCGGCTGAAGTCGAAGGTGACGCTTGATTAGGTGCGTAAACGTATAGACCAATGTCGCATGTACGAATTCCACTTCTATCTGGGTAGTCTTCGTTGCTGACAATTGTAATATCCTCCACTAACGCAGCATCTTCTGATGGAAGATCTCCCACACGGACAAGCTGTATTAAGTCTGTTAAATTTGGACTTATCGGGTTGGCTGTTCCCGTAGCACTAGTAATCCTTGCTCCACGTAGAAAAGGGCGGTCTATTAAGCAAGGTTGCTTGTTTGTGCTGGTGCTAGCCAATTTTTCCTCCTTAACTAAACACTCTTAGAGTGTCAGTTTGCAATTGAACTAAAACAATTCTAGTACAGACTGGGTTTACTTGTAAAAACCTCAGTAGAAAAATTAACTATACAAACCAGGAAGAATAGGACGAGTTTTGACTAAAGGAGCGACTAAAGAAGCAAATTCTTGGGGGCCAAAAGTACTAAGCATTTCAGGAGTTTGTCCCGCCATGCGAAGCGAGCTTTCAGGCGACTTTTTAGACGAAGAAAGAAGACTTCTTATTGAAGCATAAGGATCATAAGGATCTCTTACACTTTCATAGGGATCTGAGCTGAAGGAGTCAAAAGTTGAATATTTTTTAGGAAGGGAAGCTTGGCCCGGGTAAGGGAACACACGTTGATTTTCAAGAGTATAAATATCTTCTTCATTAAAATTTAGGGGTGTCCCGTAAGCAGCAGAGGAGTCAACTTCAAAAGATGGAAAAGAGAATGACATAAGACTACCTGTAGAAAGTGCCGGGATTAGAAATTTCCATAGGGTAGTAAGGTGTCGTCGCGTTCTCCAAATCGTAAGCCCCCTGATCGTTCAAACTTGCTAAAACTCCTGCCATTCTTGCATTACCTACAGCATTTTTGGTTGTATCACTACCCATTTGAGTTATAGGAGTGGCTATCTTTTCTCTTTGAGGCATTTGCTGATTAACTAAGCTTTGACTCCTTTTTGTTTTGTTAATAAGCTCATAAGCTAATTCAGGGTGTGCGTTTGCCCACGCTTGAATGTCCGGAGAAGAGTATCTTGAATCAAGACTAGCTAGCTCGCTCATTATTTTATTTTTATTTGATTGATCAGCGGCATAAGCTTCTCTTTGCTGGTAATAAGCAAGCATATCCGCTTGGGGTTTAGTCCTCTCAGGAGGTAAACCAGCATTTTGACGAGCTTCATTTAGAGCTTCGTCCCTAGCTCCGTAACTACGAATTGTAACGGGACCTGCACCCATCTGACCGGGTAAAGTTAGACTTCCATAATCAATAACCGGGTCGTCGCCTCTTCCGGGGGGAAGCGGATTACCTTGTGGAGCAGGTCTACCTATTTCTTCTATATCCAGATTATCTTGTGCTCCGGGAGCTTGAGTCCTTGGTCCGGAAGGTCTATTCATTCGACTAATCAGTCCTCCCCCTACGAGGGTTCCCAGCAAACCTAAACCAGCAAGCTTTCCCAGGTCAGCTGTACGTAATCCACCAGCACCGTTTCTTACCTGAGTGGCTACATCCACAACGTCGTCCATTGAAGACCCTCTAGCAGAAGGCTCAGGCATTTGACTGAAAGCCCTACGTTGATATTCTTTTATAAAGTCATCCGTTGAGTACCCTCTATCCCCAGTCTGGGCTGCTGGATTGAGAGCCCTGCGTTGATATTCCGCTAGAGGTACATCTATACCTTCGTTCATTGAAGACCCTCTAGCAGAAGGATCAGGCATTTGACTGAAAGCCCTACGTTGATACTCCGTCAACTCTCCCCCAGGTGGTCTAACCATAAGGGCACCGGGACGAGAAGGAATTCCCCTCCCCATCGAAGCTTCAATATCATCAATAACACCAAGTCCTCTAGTAGACATTAAGTCCTCTACAGATATTGGTGTCTTGTAATAAGCAGATGCTCTCCTGGCAATATCTTGAATTGATTTGTAAGTTCCCGGATCACTGTTGAGAAGCTGTTCGGATATGGATGCGGGTGCGGGTGAAGGGGGGCGAGGAGGAGTAACAGGAATAGAAAGCTGTCCTGGTGTTTTACGGGAAGGTCCAAGGTTAACAGGGAGGTTTCTAAGTCTTTCATTAGCTCTCATCACATCCACAACACTTTCCCTTTCCTGAATTGCACGACGTGCATCTACATCAGCAGGAGATATACGAGGACCATAAGGAGATTGAAATTTTCCTCCGGCTGCTCGAGGAGGAGTAAAAGGAATACGAAGTTGTCCTGGTGCTTGAGGTACTTGTTGACGAATTCCACGTATAAAATCAGAACCAAACTCTGTTACGGCTTGGCGAAGCTGATTAATGTCTCCAAGAATGCGTCCACTTCCTGTCATTAGAAACATCTATAAGTCCTTAAAGTACTATAGCTTCTATCTCCAGTTTGAGTAGAAATAAAGTCTATCCGCCCTCGAAGTATCAGGAGGACCAGGAATAGCTTGTATAAATTCGCCTCCACTGCGCTCGAAACGGTATCGAGCAGCAACAGGATCTCGATAATTGGGAATGTACAACATGTGAGCCAATCGATCACACTCATACAGATAATTCTCTCGCCAAATTTTTGCCGTTTCTCTTTTATCTTGAATATTAATGGAGCGACTAACATCTCCTGCAATAAGTTCTTGACGACTAGTCGCTCGACCTGTTGCAAGTTCTGTTAAGCGCTCTGCTTCCTCACAACGCTCAAGTTGCTGTATTATTTTGTCATAATAGAACTCACTAGGAATACTATTACAAGCTTCCATTAACCGTGCGTAATCACCTGCAGGTACAGTCGCAATATTAAAACCTAAGTGGTAAGCAACACGACTAAAGTTAAAATCATCTAAACGATAACCAAAAACCTGAGCAGGGTTTCTGGATAGCTGATTTATAGCCGCATATACAACTTCACGTTTTGTTGCGTCAGTTGTATCTGGTTGAAAAACAACTCCTTGTTGAGCCAGAAAACTCTGGATCTGCTCAAGTTCTTGTGTACTTAGTTGAGCCAACTTTCACCCTAAGCGATAAATATATTCTACCTCTTTATCGAATTCTTATTTTTTAAATTTACTCGACATAAGCTATGTCACCTTCTAAAACAGAATCCCAGTCCACTCTGGAAATCGACTTTAATTGTTCCAGCTTGGTAAATCTTTCCCCAGGAAGGGATTGCTGTAGCTCTTTAATTTCTGTAGCCGTTTTAAGCCCTATCCCTTTGAGTACTTGGGTAAGCAACTGAGGAGTAGCCGAGTTTATATTTACTCGGTTAAACGCTTGTACCTCAGGCTTAATAATTTGACGTCCACGGCGTTGCTTAACTTGTTTTTCATCCATTTTCTCTTCTGTAAGAGTCTCAATTACTTGATCCTTGTGAGCAAAAAAGACTTTCCCCGTGGTTAACGAGCGAACCATTTTGTACTCGCCCTCATCGTGCTCTCCTAAAATTTCAACTTTTACTCCATTGGGGGAGTAGGTGAACTCTTTCAGCTGGATGGCGGTCATGATGTGAAAAGCATCTTGAACAATTTTACATTAAACTCCCAGTAGAGCATACGACTAAAAATGCCAATTGACAGATTTGCTGGAGGTATTTTTGATGGCATTCCTTTTTTGGGAAATGCCTATAACACAGCGAAGAAAAAACCCGCTGAGTCTGCGGTCACTTTGCTGGCCCCAACTTTAGAAATGTTAAAAGCCGTAAGGCCGAGAGATATTTTAAAGCTCCTCCCTTATCTGGGGGATGTCTACAACACGTTTAACGAATATAAAGATCAACGTAGCGTAGGTTTTAGCCCTAATAAAAGTTTTAATCGTGCTCTCCCAGTAGGGGTAACAGGAGCGCTTACAAATATTATAGATCCTGTTGGGATATCGAACGCGGCTCCAATTATATTGAGATCTCTCGCTAAAGCAAGGCGGTACGAAGAAGAAAGAGGAAATGCAAAAAAAGTATTTGGTTCCCCTATTATTTCTGGGACAGACCCACGGATGCTTATGGGTCCTGCTGAAATAGGAATAGGTCAGCTCTTTGAGGACTCAAAAGCTATTGAAAACGCTGCTCGTATAGCAGATTGGTTTAATAGTGAAGCTCACGCAAGAACATTCGTTGATCGTTTGGACCCGCAGACAAAGGATTTACCTACTTCCCTAGCTATAGATGAAAGGCTTATGCAACTAAAACAAAAGATAAATCCGCAATAAAAAACCCCCTCAAAAAGAGGGGGCTTATAAACACACCGAGCTTTTGATTAAGCAGGGACAGTGCTGGTATAGATGCTGGATTCAACAACACCAGCAGGCTGGAGAGCCAAATCACTACGCTCAGGAGCTGAATCAGGAACGAGCCAGCATACTTCGCAAATAGCGAGTGCTTTGTCTTTCCCGTTGAGCCTGCCATTGGCAGCGCGAGGATCATATACACCAGAAGCTTGGGCGAGACCCGAAGCTGCGTTGCCCCCAAGGTTACCCACTGTAAACAACTTATAAGTTGTGTCAGCAGTAACTACATGCATTTTGGAAGCATCCCAGGCATTGCTGGAATTGAACGAACCGTTTTCAATACGGCTAGATGCACCAACAAGAGTGGAGAAGAAGCCACTAGCTGTAGGAGTAGCGGTAAGACCAACACTTACAGCAGGACCTAGACCCAGAGTCGGAGTAGCAGAACCCCCACCCACACCACTAGAAACTACATCACCGCCATCAAGACGGATAGAAGCCCGGTATACGTAAGCGCCAGAAGGCACAATAATACCGTTAGTGATGTCGGCCCTAACATCCTTGTGGAAGTCAGGAGAGGGAATGACAACGTTGCTGTTAAGAAACGGAGCATTCGAACTGTTTAAACCCGAAGAATACGCATTAGTGTAGTAATCGAGTTGATTAGTGGTGCCGGCGGCTTGATAGGAAAGGTCAACATAGCCGATGGCTTGTTGAGCAATCCAACCGGGACGGAGCACTACACCAACGGGGCCACCAACAGGTTGATTGGTGAGAGTCTCGCTGGTACCGTTCTCATTTAAATAAGTAACGGTTTTGGTTTCGTGCCAATACCTAAGAACGTTGGTGTAGTTCCCAGGATAGATTTTGGCGATTGAGAGTTGAGCGGGATTAATTGCCATGGTTAGTTATGTCCTCAAGCGTTAAAGGAATAAGCAACCGTGGCGAAATCAGCGTTCAGAAGTTCGAAACCTGCGTACAGGCTCCAAATCATCATGATAAAACGACTGAAATCGTCATTGTTGTTAAGTAGAACCTGGGCGTTGTTACCGCCGATGCCTACTCCAACAGATTGCGGACCAAAGAACATCCCGATTGCTGACTCGTAGGATGTGCTGCTACCTCCAATGGAGGCAGTTTGACTTTGAGTCGGCATGTTAGTCGACTCGAAGAAACGAACACCTTCGAATACAAAGCCAGTCGGCATAATCGGCTCACCAGCTACAAAACTAGCTTGGCCGAAACCCTGACCCATGTAGATAGCAGCGTTAGGCTGCATTGCAGACATGAGAGGGTTGATCTGCCCATTACCGGGGTAACGAGCAATCTCGCGGAAGTCGCTGTTCTGACGCAAGTGCATCAAGAAAGTTGGATCGCAAACACAGCGATAGAAACCATCTTGATAAGTGGGGACATTACGCTTACGCAGGCTTTTAACCACGCGGAGTAAGTCATCCTTAACGTCGAACTTAGCTTGTTCTGCGTTGGAGTAGGTCAAACTGCCCACGGCTAGGCTGCCGGGGTAGTAGTAACCACCTTGGCTGTCAGAAGACTGACCCTTTGAAACAGCTTTAAGGAGTTCATTAATGAACACCCGATCACGCCAACGGCGATAATCGTCAAGCAGAGTAAGGGAGCCAATTGACTGGTGGAATGCAGTCAGGTTGCCGGTATCGAGTAAGAGGCGCTGCGCGGTAATTAAAGTTTCGCGAGCAATCTTAAAAGTGCTGGCCTGAGTAGGATCACTAGGGTCAGCAGGACCGGTGTACTCGCGAAGAGTCACGAGCACTTTGTCCTTCACGATATTGCGGCTGTTTGCAGTACCAATGGTCTGTTCTGCAGTACGCTCACGTGATTCCTTGCTTCCGGGATTTCCCCAGAACCTGTAACGATCAAGCTGCACAGTCTGGCCTGGTTGCTTACTGAAGTCATGAACAACTACAGGTTCCGCAGCCATCTCTACAACGTACGCAGGATGCGGACGGTAGAGCTCAGCACCGAGCAGCTTCGGAAAATCATTGTCGACGAACAAAGCGCCAACCTCCGAAAAACTACATATTAAATATAACTATTTAACAACCTAATAGCACACTGACTGTCGCAATTTTAGCGTTATTAGTTTTTCTGGTTACTTGAGTTAACTGACGAACTAAAGCTACGAACTAAAGATCTTACCCCTTCAGGACTTTGGTGATAAATAGAGCCGTAGTTAGAGACGTATTTAGCCGCTTTGCCTCTGTATACAAAACGAACAGCATCAGACATCAAGCCAGGGATTTCACTACGTACAGTCTCAATAAAAGTTTGACAGTAAACAGGAGGGTTATAAATCCAGGAACTTCTGACACCTGAACCTCCAACTGCATGTGTTAGTAATGTAGTAGCGTAGCGTTGCTGTAGGGATTGACCCCCAGTGTAACCCTCCGTAGATGAGTTGTTATCTGGAGTGTTATAAGGGTTGTACTGTTGTTCAGATGGAGCAGCACCTCCAAAATAAGTGTACTTTCCGGTGTCTCTAACACCCCATTCAGGGCCAAAAGAGGTTTGAACTTTTGCGTTAGCGATTGTGGTAGTACTTAATGATCTATATCCTTCATAAGAGCTCAGAAAAGCACCACTGGGTTGGTAGTCGACAGTCAGATTATTTGTCCAGTACCCAGAAACAGCAGGGGGAACAGCTCGCCACGCTGTTGTACGGTAAACCCCACTATTCGGTGGTCCAGCAACAACTACACCGAGATCAGCGCCTAAATCTACAATACCTGAGCTTACGACTAAAAATCCTTCGTGATTTGGTCCGCTTTGAATTTGGTGCGGACCAGAATCATACTTGTAATTAAAAAGAGGGGTGTAAACCACGAGGGGGAAAGTTAATTACCCCCATTATAAGTTGTTTAAAAAAACTAACTCTCAGAAGGCGTCTCAGAGGGTGTTTCAGTGCTTTGAGCTTGTTGACCTAAAGTCTGAATGTCTGCACTGATATTACTAATATCCTGAAAGTACATAGATTTCAGGTCTTGAAGCTCTTTCTTCAAAGCCTCTACTTCTGCACTAACAGGTGAACTGCGTTTCCGACCAATCGGGTTAGGCATTGAAATACACGCTTTTAAGATCAGTGTACCTGTTTATCTTGTAATTTGTAAAACCAAAAAACAAAAGTATAAAAGTCGAACTAGACTGATTAAGTCAGGAAACGAAGATAAAACTTTACATTTCTTAAACTTTTAACTTTTTTTTCAAGTGACTAGCTCAACCACAACGTCTCAGCTTACGCAACCGCTTTCTAAGCCACAATCAGACTATATAGCTGTTCAATTTAAAAAATTACTTCCTTTAATGAGCAGTTCTAAAACAAAAATCTGCTCTGCTCCCTCTTATTGCGCTTCCTCACTAACTTCTTTACTTACGTGGGACGCAAACGGAAACTTAGATATTGACTAACGCTTTTATCTTTTAAATAATGTGCTTTCGGCTTTTCATCCGATTTTTTACCTTACGTAATTTTTTACAGCAAAATTATTGCACTATGCTCAGCAAGCAAAGTTAAGCAGGAGCCAGCTGCAAGTCAACTTTAAATTAACTCGGGATTTATTAAACGAAACCTTGACCTAAATCAGCTTGCGTCCATAAACAAGAGCTTGCTACGTATAGCTTCAGGGCTCATTTGCGACAAATAACGCCAAGCTTGGTCAGGCGCTTGATTCATGGTTTGACTAAACCCTTGCCACTGAGAATCAGGATCCACGCGGTTACCAGCTGAACTAGATGCTGCGGGAACAGCAGGTAGCTGGTCGTAACGAGGTTGATAAGCGTTTTCTACTCGAGCGGGAGAATCCATATCTACGGGATAAACCTCAGTAAAGAATCGGTTAGTATAGTCAGCCAACTGGTCAGGATCGGTGAGAATTACTTCCATCGCCTGAGCCCTGTGGGCCACAGTGTTTAGCGCCCTATCTTGCTGGATGAGAGCATCTTCCAGCGTAGTGGCATACTGATTTAGAACAGCAGGCGCTTCAATACCAAAGTGATTAACTACGGCGGCGGTTTCGTCGCTGAGGACGGGTGTTTGTTGTTGCGCCGTAGAAGTCGGATAAGAACTCTGGGTTGTAGATCCGTTGTTGTACGAGGTCTGCGGAGCCGTAGGGGTTTGTGTTTGCCACGGTTGGGCTTGTAAATTCTGACTGTACTGTTGAGTATCCTGCGGCACCATTTGGTACTGAGGATACTGTGCTGCCTGGCTGGGGGACGGGGACATTCGAGAAACCACCCGCTCCAGGCTGCCCATCGCTGCTTCCCATGGGTTGGACGGGGAGGACGTTGACGGAAACTGGTTGTACTGGTTGCTGGTAGAAGGGCCCGTTGGGAGTGTTCCCTGCGATGGCGCTTGGGCTGTAACTGCCGAAGCTACCCCCTGGGTAGCTGTTACCCACTGGGGGTAGGCGGTTGAGCCCTGATCCAGGGGAGCCGCCTGGGAGGCTGCTACCGCCGGGGAAGCCGGGCTCGGGATTGAAGCTTGGATCTGCTGGCTCATAACTACCCGAGAAAGTCAGTTCTTGTGCAAGGTGGTCAAACGTCCTGTACAACAGGGGCGTTAGGTTAAGGCGTGGATCGCTCCCGAGGGGTTGATCCGGCGCTAACGGATGAGGCGTTTGCAACATCTGTGTTAATAATACTAAAAATTGTTGTAATGCGCTTTGTGTTTGTTGAACCATTCTAAAAGGAAACCCTTTTAGCATTTCAGAACGTTCAGCATCTGTCTTATCAGGGAATAAGTATTTAAGCGCTTCAACGCTGTCCACACCTAGCTCTTGAAGGTTTCTGACAACAATGGATTTTTGATTTATGTCATACGCTGTATCCTCATAAACATCACCTTGGAACCTGTACGTAACCTGCCTCTCACCGTCAGGTGGAAGGCCAAAAACTCCATTAGGCAGAGCATTATTGTTTAAAGACTCTTGAATTGAAGTCGAAACTACAGTTTCAAATTTTGCTAGATCAATGGAATATTTTTTCTCCTTTTCTACATCTTTCTCTTGAGGTTCAACAGGAACTTTTAACCCTGTTACAGCAATAAAACTCTCTCTAAAAATTTGCTCTTGATGATAAATAATCATCTCAAGCAAGCGGCAGAAACCATATGTTAAGAAACTCTTATTTTTTCCTAAAGCAGTGGCTTGCGCCCTACCCATCAAACCTTTAATCTCTGTGGCGGTCGCACCAGCAGAAACTGAAATTTCATCTACGCCTCCTAATGCAGTCCTAATCTCTTCCCTTAATAAAAGAGCATAACGATTCATGTCCCCGTTAATCGGGTCAGGAGACATGTAGCCCACACGGTCGTTAGGCTCTACGTTTGCAATAATACGAGGAACACGTAAGCCTCCTAGTGAAGAGTTAGAACCAAAAGGCTCTGATACTCGAGTAGAAGGGCTATCTCTGCCTCCGAAACCACTTTGGCTACTGATGGTAGGCCTAAACGTACGATCGGCGTCTGAAGCCTCTATAAGGTCTGATCGTGGCCGAGAACTAATTAAAGTGGGATTACCAAAGAACTCAATATTCTTAGCGATGTTCCGCATCATTTGGTCATGAAGCACAATCTGCTCCATGAAGGGATCGAAATCTCCCTCTCCCTCTGTCCCGCTAGCGTTAGGTTTATTTAAAACCTCCACCGCTGGTATAAAACCAAGAGTATTTGGACGGGAAGTTTTGGGGTTTAAAACTGAGCCCGGCTCTAACTCAAAACTTAACTGAGTGTTTGATTCATACTCTGTTATATTTTTATCGGTAATAGAGATACGTACATACCTGTTATTAAGCCCATAGGAATCGGAAGGCATTCCTAAACTAGAATTACGAACTTTATAGCTGTACGTAATCACAACTTCATTTATATTTCCGTTTACATCGTGATAAACACGGTACTGATCCTTAGGAAAAAAATAAATTTGATATTTTAGTTTTGGATCGGGTCGAAAATAAAACAACCCCGCCCCATCAATCAAAAAGCTTCTAATGATTGCAGGAAAACGAATATCTAACTTATTTAACTCAAGCAGGCTGTTTAAAAACTTTGAGCGGGCACGAAAGGTGTCTTGTTCGCAGTAGAAAAAGAGGCCTTTTTTGATCATTAACAGCGTCATTTGCTGCATATGACTCAAAACGACCAAAGTAGCTGACTGATTACCCTGAGTTTGATTCCGGGCAGCAGCTAGTATCTCGTTGAAACGTTGTCTGACGCCTAACGTGTCCGCCATTACTTCCTCAATTTTTTAAAGATATCAGCGTTTAGCTGAGTTTTCCATTTCGCGTTTAGCTTTGGCTTTTTTTGCTTTCCTAAGAGCCTCACTGCGCTTAGTCATCTTAGTGTCCTTGTCATCCCCTCCTTTGCCATTCTTTTTCTCAAGATACTCACGAAGACCAGCGGGCATTTTGTCAGCCATTATCCGGAAGGAGGTAGGTTTTTACTCTATCTAGTTTAAACAGTTCTTTCGGTAAAAGCTCATGGGGGTAATCCTGCAAAATGTGGTCACATCGGCCTAATGGATCGGTACTACCCGCTTTGGCTTTATACGTATCCAGAAAATCAAGCATCTCCTGGCTATCTGCAGGAGCGTGGGCGTTAGGAATCACATCATAACAATGTGAGAAAGAGGTCAACTTGCGTTTCATCCGAACAGAGTCCCCCATCCAGGAAAAATGCCACCCGGCATCACAATCCCCGAAGACTAAACCGTTGTCTTTCATTCGGATCTGCGAAGGTGTCTCAACCAGCTGATCGAACAGGACAACCGTGCCACAAGTCCAATTATTGGGTGGTTTTGTCGGATCCCCCTTCGGATCAACAACCCGAAGATCTCCTCGCCCATAAAACATAGGCATCGATAAACGAAGGCACCGATCTGGATTCGCTTTAGCTACTTCTACAGCTTGAAGCAAAGCTTCCGGCTTAGGAATTTCGTCAACATCGCTAAAGAAAAAAGAAGAATCAGGAGGGCACATCCTCATACCCACACCGAGTGCATCTCTTTGCGCGTACTCGCGCACCCAAGGATTTGGGTGAGTCTCAGCAGGAGGTAATTCGCAGTGCAAAACTTGAATTTTGTCTTCCGGTAGCCCCAACTTTCGGATTGTATTTACACAAGTAAACTCTTTACTTTCTCCTTTAAATGTAAGGTTTGCATCTGCGATGATAAACCCATCCACAATGTCCTTGAGCATTTCGACGCGAAGTTCGAGGAGTTCTTCCTCGTCGAAATACATAAAACAGTCAAAAAGCATGTCAGCTAATTAGGCTGACAGCATACTACCTCTATTTCTGAAGAATTCCACCGCCGGCTAAGAACTTAAAGGTTCCGTTAACCCCACGTTGCTTAGCTTTCGCTCGATTTAAAAGATCCTCCTTTATATCAAGAGGAACTGTACCAGTGTGGTTTTCTGATTCATTTTCAACTCCATAAAAACCGTACTGAGGAGGAATTGGTCCTTGAGATCCAAGTTGATCCAGTTGAGCCGTATATTGATCAGATGCCATCTCTGGCCTTTGGGCTTGAGTTTGAGCACGAGCTGCTCTTTCCTGCGCACCTAGAGCATTAGTAAAAAAATTGGAATTGCGAGCAAAATAATCCATGAACCTTATTTTTTCCTATTACTAAGATACTTGCTAGCTCTACGACGTGCTTCTTTAGCTTTTTCTGTATTAGCAACTTGTGTATTCACGGGCTTATCCCCTGAGGTAGCCCGTTTTTTCTTTTCATCAGTAGCTCGCCTCTCCTCAGGACTAAGTTGAGCCCAAGCAGAGCGAGGTAAATAGCGCTCTGTCCTTCCTCCCTCACGAGCTAAATCGGCCATTACTGTATAGGTCCTCCATGCAACCAGGCATCACAAGTTCTCTCAGCCGCGCATTTAAATTTAAAAAGTTGGCAATAACCTAAGTTTGCAAGCTCAAGCACGTCTCTTGGGTCTGCGGCTTTATCCTCATTAATCCCTTTAACGATGCAATTACAAATCACAGGGGACTGATCAAAAGCTGCGCAGTTTCCGCAGAGAGCTGACTTAGCGTGTTCGACATCGGTGTTCCACGTGTCCGCTTTATCCTCCCAAAAACCAGGGTCAGGAAAATCAGGGTTCAGCGGCCCATACTTAAACTTATCAATTGTCCAATTTCGATTCTTTACGTTTTCTTCAACGTTAAGCGTGGCAGTTGGACATACATCTGAAACAGATGTAATTTTTTTCTCGAGAAATAACTGAGGCTTAACCACTTTGGAGTGTTCCATAACTAGTTTTTTGGTTTTTCGTACTCTTCACGAGTTTGCCAGTCTTCTTTAGACCATTTACTTAACCTGTTTTCAGAGGATTTTTTACCTGAGTAAGTCCCTCCTGCTTCTTTATAGTATTTCGTTGCTAACTGCATAGCTCTTGCGCTGTGCCCCCCAAGTTTTTTACGTGCCCTCGCTTTAGCTTGAGCCCATTTAGCGGGGTCTCGCTTTTTAGCTACTTCAGACATGATTAATAAAGAACATAGCACTGATCTATAGTAGAAGTCCCGCTAATTTGTGTAATTGAAATAGGCAGAAGAACATCGGTTCGAATATGGCTAAAAGTTACAGGTGCTTTGGCATCTGTAAAAATAACTGTAAGAGTTTTATCTGCACTTTTGTTAGCTGATTCAACATAAACAGCTCGACAAGCGGGAAAATTTCTTGTCGTACCGGAAGGAACGTTAAACCCGCTTGCGTAAGGGAGCGAAGAAGTCTGACCGTAGTAACTCCCAAAAGCTCTGACGTCCATTTTTAATCAAGTGTTTCAATCAGTTTAGTCAAGTATTCAACCGCTTTGCTTAAATCCTCTTTTCCGTTTTTTTGTTCCCACCTCCACAAATATTTTTGTGCGCACCCCTCTAAGTACCCTTGATACTTGACGATGCCCATCGAAGCTCGTTGCACGTCATAACACTCCAAACCATTACGGCTGTAGTACGCGGGCTTAACACAAATTGCCTCTCGGTTCAAATTTGTATATTGTTCCATTTAACTTGTCTAATTGCTTTCGGATTCTATAAGCTTCTTCACGCGGAACAACAAGACAGATATTTTTTTTATTTAAGCAGTAACAAATTTCAACAAAATTAGCTCCTCGTGAAATCATTTTTACGCAATGGTAAACATGCGAGAGCAGTCTAAAAGGTCAGAATGTTTAAGGGCTAAATCAGGAGCATACTTTGTGTCATCATGCCTTAATAAACCAGCAGAATGAGGCACATAAACCCCGTTTTCCTTCACCACAGGTACGCAACGTCTGTGCTCTAACCCGTCAGGGGGCTCCTCAAAAGCTAAACCCATAGAACTTCGGTCTGCGAGAGGCCAGTTTCTAACCCCTACTTTTTGAAAACTTAAGTTAGGGTCGAAGCTCTCTGAACGTATGTACTTATCCCCATCCTCCTGATTAAGGATCATTGCCCCGTAATAAGGGTTTGCTACTTGAACAAAAAAGTCTACGTCGTAAGCAACAACTAATATTTTTGGGACTGTAAACCCTATGTCGTACCAAACATTAGGGGTTTCTTTAGTCAAAGAGTATTTATAGTAGTTGTCAAAAGGAATTTTTAAGCCATTCAACAGCTCATACCTGATAAAACCGGGCTCTAAACCCCTTTTACCTAAAACACGACGCCATTTATGCCAGTACAAAAAGTTTTCTAGCGTTATAAGCATGTCATTTTCTTGATAAATATAAAAATCTGCTTTCTTATTAAGAACTTGTAAAGCTAGATCTGTTTTATGAGCCCAAGTTAAATACCAGTTTTCGTATCCCGGCTCTGCTACAACAATCTCAGGTCTTAGTTTTTTATAAGGCTCAAGCAGACTGTTGAGTAGTTCAACGTCGTCCTGGCTTTCGTAGTCAATATAAATTTTAACATCTAAATCAAAAGGGTACCTTAAATACTCGTTTAAGACATTAACAAGACTATTTAAACGGCTTAACGGTTTGTGCGCCGTTATCGCGACCCAAATTTTTTCTTTCATGTAAAGCTCGGAGACCCGAGAAACCTCTCTGACTCTACTTATTTCCACAGGGGGCGTCAAAATTCTATTGAAAAATTTCCCCTTCTCTGCAGGTATGTTATGAGCCAAGTGTACGCATCCAGCAAGTCATCGTGCGCCGTGGCACCCACATTAATCAGTTGATCAAACAAAGCGTCAAACTTTCTATATTTATTGAAAATGACCTTTTTATTCTCTAGTAAACCTAAAGTCCCACGGAACCTTGCGATCTTATCTCCTCTAAAACCTTTAACTTCATGAACGTGAAGGTTACTTAATTCTCGCTCGTTTAAGAGCACCCTACGTATGTCCGCTGCCAGAGAAGCTTGGTACGCAACAGACTCAACAACTAACGTAATCGTCGAGTACGTAGGTATAAATTTACCATCTAAATTTTGTAAAATGCCCCACTCCAACAGCATGTCGCACAACATATCTATTTTTTCAAGATTACCGATCGAGCGACACTGGTGAGAATCAATTATGTAGTACTTGTCCTTCAACCTTCCTCCAAGAACAAATGCCGTGTAGTCGCTAGTTTCGTTTTTACTCGCAGACAAATCGACGCCTAAAGCTAACGAATCAAACTCAGTTACGATTTCTCCTTTAACTAGGAGGTCCGGAGACACCACCAAATCTGAGGTCATCACAGGTTGCTGCTGATACTGGTAAGCAAAAGCGACTGGGTCTAGTTCTTTTTGTTTTAACAAGTACTCCGAAGACCACTGCTCCGGCCAGTAACTAATCGGCTCCCCCTTATCCCCGTATGTAATCGCCTCTTGGGTAACTTGCTTCCACCCTTTTTGAGGTATGAACATTGTTTTATGTATGTCTAGAGGGTGGAACCGTGTGCCCAAACAAACGGCTCGCCCTCCTTCAAAAATAATCGGAGAGATAACTGAAGACCAGTTTGTATTCATCTCATCTCGGATCGTGGGGTTCTTAATGTCTGCACTCGACTTGATGGGGTCATCCACAATTACAAGGTGGGCGCGTTTTGACGTAATGGATCCCCTCAGACCAGCAGCACGTAACGTAAATTCTTCGTCACCTAAACGAGGGATTTCGGCGTAGTCAAAATCAATGGACCAACCAATGTCCGATTGCATACCCGATCGAAGCTGAACACGGGGAAAAGTTTTGCGGTACTCAGGAGAATCAATAATCTGCTTAATGATTCGGCTTTTAGGTATTGCTGTAGCGATGTTGTAGGAACAATAAATAATCTGAAGGGGCCTCTTAGCCGTGGTGTGTCTACCTATAGTCCACGCGGTAAAAAGGTTTAAAACTGTAGATTTTGCACTCCCGCGAGGTGCCAAAATATCTAAATTTGGTCCTGCAATGTCGAGTAAGTACTTATTAGATTCTTTTGTAATCAGATGTCGGTGCCACTCGAGCATATGTTTTGCTGGAGCTTTGTCCAAAATTGTGCAAAAAGTGTGAAAGTCATTTGCAGCTCTGCCATAAATAGAATCTAGTGAGTCTGTAGTTTTTTCAGTAGCACGGACTGCACGTAGTTGTACTCCGCGTCGATATGCAAATATTTCACGACTTGGCATATCAATAAGTTGACACTATTGTTATAGTAACTCTATCTCAGATTCAACCCAGAGTGGCAAAAATTCTTTGGTACGGAGACGCCTGTTCTAACACAGGTTTTGGCCGTGTAACACACAGCGTACTAGAACATCTGAGTAAGGACCATGAGGTTTCAGTAATAGGAATAAACTACAACGGAGACCCTCATCAATACCCTTTTAAAATTTATCCTGCAGCAAACATGCATTGTGGGGACCGTTTCGGGATCCCTCGCTTACCCGAAATTTTTGAAAAAGAAAAACCTGACATATTTATATGTCTAAATGACATTTGGGTTGTCAATCAAGTTTGGGAATGCATTCAGTTCTTTAAACAAAAGCATAAATTTAAATTTATAGCTTATTTTCCGACGGACAGTGAGGCATACCCAAAGGATATGCTCCGAAATATCCCTCATTGGGACCTTGCAATAACCTTTACTGTTCCTCAAGCGCACAGAATTCTTTCTCACGGCATTGCTCCAAGTCGTCTAGGTGTGCTCCCCCACGGTGTCGACACATCCAAGTTCAAGCCCATGCTCAGCGACGAGGCCCGCAAAAACTTAGGTATTCCCGCAGATAAATTTATTGTTTTAAATGCAAACCGGAACCAACCTAGAAAAAACATTGACCTAACCATTAAGGCTTTTGCTGCTTTTGCGGCGGATAAACCAGATACGCTTTTGTACTTGCACATGGGGGCAAAGGATATGGGTTGGGATATCATTCCCCTGTTCGAAAGGGAAATGAAACTTAAAGATGCTGACCCTACAAACCGCTTAGTTCTAACCTCACAAGATATTAACTACATCAGTGCGCCGCCAGATGACCTCCTTAATCTGATTTATAACGCATGCGATGTGGGAATTAATACAAGCAATGGCGAAGGTTGGGGACTTGTAAGTTTTGAACACGCCAGTTGCCGAAAGCCTCAAGTAGTTCCAAACCACACATCGTGTCAAGATATCTGGAAAGACGCGGGCTTGCTGATCGACATATCTACGTGGATTGTTGATAAAGATTTAGGGGTCGGCAGGGGTCTAATTGATGTAGATCATGCTGAGAAACTACTAACTCAGTTATATGAAGATCCTGCTCTGTACGCAAAAGTAGCGGAAGATTGCTACAACGTGACTCAAAAACCTGAGTACAGGTGGGAGTCAGTTGCCGCCGGATTCTCTCAAGCTGTCACTGAACTTGTTAACTGATCATGCAAAACTCCGCTCGCTTCTTGCACATGTACAACTATGTTGTACACCCTATTAAAAAACAAGGAAACTGTATACCCGATGTGTACACACAAGCCGAACAACTAGGGGGCAAATTTACTCGCATATCAAAAGGCAACCCTGATAATTCTGTAGCGAACTTTAGTCCTAGTATTTTGAGGCATAAAGGAACAACATACATCGCGTGGCGATCTCAGCCAGAACCGTTTGGTTTTCGTTGGGATATGAACTACTTCTACTTAAACAACAAACCTACAGATATTTATATTGGTGTGCTGGCGGATGACAGCACAATTCTTGGGGCCAAACTCTTACGACCAGGTAAACATCGTTTGAGCTACGAAGACCCTCGATTATTCGAAGGTCCCGACGGAGCTATGTACGTACAGTTTGTCGCTTCTACTTACGCAAGTAAATACGACAAAAAAGGAGTCAAGTTTTTTGACACCCCTAAAGTTATTGTCTGCTACGTAAATGATCAACTAGAGGCGGTACACGCCGCCATCCCTCCCATAGGAGAAAACTTAACTAAAGGTAAAACAGAAAAAAACTGGTGCTTTTTTGCTTATGAGGAAGAACTTCGTTGCCTTTACTCCACACGGCCTATAAAAATTGAATGTGAAAAAGATAAAGCTATTGAGCTTAATAGCGATGTTTTAGATGAGGTAACCAAAAAATCTCCTACTTTTAACTCTCTGCCTCCTATTCCTATTGATGGGGGACATCTTGTGTTTTACCACTGGAAGCATATGCAAGAGAGAAGCAGCAATAAGATGTACCTTTTATACCACTTAAGTGCTTACGTTCTTGATGAAACATTTTCTAAAATTACACATGTTATTAAAGAACCTTTGTTTTCTGGTTCTCTAGAGGACCATCTGATTACATGGACTAATGTGCATGGTCATCCAGTATCTTTCCAGCCCGCATGCATTCTGCCTTTTGGGGGTTATGTAGAGGAGCAACAATTAGTAATGGCTTTGGGTGTTAATGACGCTTTTAATGGTATTTTTAGATGCCCTTTAAAATCTATAACAGATAAATTAGTGAAAGTAAATTAAGACCTTTCTTCACGCTCCAGTGTAGACCAGACTAATAAGGAGGAGTCCTCCAATAAAGATTGAATTGTAGGTTGCCCGTCAAACGTATTAATTAATTCGCGAAGACAACGATCTGCGCCTGCTAGTAATAGACCTCTTCGATCTAACCCGTCACTTATCTGGCGAACAACTTGAATGTGTGCCCGCAGTTCTTTTTGAAGAACAGAAATTTTAGTTGCAGCAGTAGCGTGGTCTAACATATTCGCCACAACCATATCCCTTACATTTTTAATGTCTATTTGTAAGTCTTCAATTTCTCGAAGTAATACTTTACGCAGGTCTTCTTTAGGGTATTTTTCTTGTACCCACGCGGTAAGATCCGAAATACTACCGGTATAGCCAGGGGTTAAAAACCTAGCGTACATGTAAGCTTCTACTTCACTGGTAGAGTTCTTCGCATAATAAATAAAAGCTTCTTTTTGAGATTTTTCAAGGGAGGTAAGCCAGGAAGCAACTGTTGTCGAATCTCCTATTGTTGCTTTAATCATGCCAACGCATTAAAAGCTGCAAATGCTCTCGAAGAATCTTGATTCTTTAACGCCATTTGTCCCAAGAAGTTTGATTGAATTTTTGCAAGATCGTTTTCTGTTTGAGCTTGCATTTCTCTTTGTTTAAGGTTTGCCATTAGGTAAGCTTGCGCTGCCTGATTTTTATTTTGTAAGGCACCTAAACCAGCTGAAGCCAGTCCTGTAGCTGTATTACCATATAAGTCCCCTTCTTTACTTAAAATACCTCCTTCGATTGCAGCAATATTTTTTAGGTAGTCCTGAGACATATTTGCAACAGTATAAGGAGCCAGTGCTTCTATACCTTGTTTTGTTGAGGCATCTTGGCCTAGTACGTCAGCAGCCAGTTTGCCGTATTGACCGGCTAGACCAAGACGTAAATTAGACTCACTTAAATCTTTTTGTTTAGACGCATCAAAAATATCATATTGTCCCTGCCCTAAAAATTGTTGCTCAGCCCCTTTAGCTGCTAGGTAAGTAGCTCTATTAGCAGCCAAATCACTAGCTTCTATACTCAAGCGAGTGTTATAAGGCGCCATTTGCGCTAAATAAAGTTGTGCTTGCCCTGCATAATCCGGGCTCATTATCGTAGGTGAACCGTAACCTAATAAAGGATCACTACTACTACTTTTTTTGCTCCCTCCTCCTCCAAATAAATTATTAAGAAAACCCCCCGCAGCTCCGGAGGCTAACCCTCCTCCAACTGCAGCAAGAATAGGTACGGCCATGTTTAAGTCCTCACCCCAAGTTTAAATTGAAGAGGTGCTAGTGCTGCTTGTGTTCCTCTTGTCATAGCATCTATAACATTCACATTTGGTACCCCAGCAAGATACGCAACCTGAGCAAAATTAGCCATGCCCACAGCGTTCGCGGTAAGACGTGTTTGTTCAATAGCCCCCCACTGCTCTATTCGTTTAAGAGACTCTTGGCGCCTAGATATTTCTTCACCTTTTAAACGGGACTCTCTGCTAAGAGCCTCATTAGCTGTGAGTATACGTTTTAATCTTTCATCTTCTAGTCGAGAAACTGTAGAAGGATCTATCGCAGCTTTTAGACTTTTTAATATTTCAACAAGATTAGGGTCCTCTATGCTCTGCCCTTTACCAACTTCCGCTGAGAAATCAGTACCTCCTCCCGGTATGGGAGGTTCTTTAGGTAAGTTTAAAGGAGGAGCTTTTTTTGGTGTAGGTAATGCTCCACGGGCTCGACCCATCTCTATATTTACGTTCGGTTGCCCCCCTGTAAGTTTGGTCCAAGATTCAACAGATTGCGGCCCATAAGCATCCCCTCCCCAGATTTTCATTTTCCCTTCTGAATCAATATAAGGAGTACCTGGTTTTAAAAATTTCTCCCCCGCCATACGAGTTTTTTGTGCTTCTTGCCCCATCGCAGCTGAAGCAAGTTTAGATACACCAAAAGCACCCAGTCCAGGTAAACCGAACGCAAGAGCAGCGTTGAAACCAACGGAATCTAAAGAACCAAAATTTGCAGGGTTTGTCATAATTCCTTTAAAACGCCCTCGCTACTTCAGCAAGGACTGGGCTATTTTCTAGTTTACTGGTAGCAAGAATATTTTGTATAGCTGAGTTCAAAGCACTTCCAGCGGTGGTATACCCAGAAGAAATTCTTTGTCTCTGAATATCTCCTAACGTTTTAACTTTTTCCTCCTCTAACCCAAAGCCTGCTTGCATAGCTTGTGTAGCATAAGCAGCTTCATCTTTTGCTCTTTGCTGTTCGATCAGTCGTTGGTTAAATGACTCTCCTTGATTATTAGAACGTTCTATTGATGCTCGGGCAAATTCCTCTGGGCTAGGAGGCTCTTGGAGTAACTGCCCTGTTAATGCACCGACTGTACTATTCCACCGTCGAACATTATATACTTCTTTCTGATACCACTGTGTATAATTTGCCTGTGTTTCGGGCTGGAAAAAAAACTTACTGGGTGTTCCAGCAGCCATCGGGGGCGTAGGCTCGGGTTTAAGCGCAGTTAGAGCAGCCCCTATACCTCCTGAAATTCCCTCACCTAAAAGTTGAGCTCCAAGTAAACCTCCAACACCTATACCAACAGCAGGAGCAACAGCAGCAGCGGCAGGAGCAGGTGACGAGTACTTAAGTATGTTTGCAAACTGAGAACTTCGAGCAATTTTTGCAGCTTCATCTGGACCAAATTGATCAATAAGTTGTTTTATAACTTTGCTCAGGTCTCCGGAAGTACCTCCTATATTGTCAAGTGCTCTGAGGGACATCAGCTTTTACCTGGGTTATCGTAAGAAGTGCCCGATTTAGGCTTCTTGCTTAATTGTAGTAAATTATCAGTGGAAGGGGCAAATATGCCTCTTTCTTTTTGTTCAGGAGAAGGCATAGTAGCAGTCTGCATGAAATTAGAACGGATGTAAGCTTGCAGAAAACCAGCCGGATCTAAAGCAGGTGCTATTTTACGAACATCCCTTTCTTTTAAATAAAGTTCTCTTTCGGTCATGTCAGCTTAATGCCTGATATTCCACAGAGGGAGGGATAGAGTTTGAGCCGGGAGCGTTAAGTACAGAGTACTGACCTCCATAGCTAGGCATGTCATACTCGAGCGGGCGCTGTCTGCTTAAATATTCTCCGCTTTCCAAAGACTGTTTTTGTTGATCTTCAATAAAACCTATAAACATCTGCATCATTTGGGGGTCCTCTAAAAGAATTTCTAGTAAGTCTTCAAGCTCGCTGCTGTCCTCAGGAGTAACAACACCTGCGGTAATACGATGCCTAAGTTGACTACTTGCTTCTGGAGTGTTGTTGCTTGGGTACTTATTTAGAGAGCGAGTAGCTCCCGTATACATCCCTTCAGGTTCCATCCCAGGCATGGGAGCTTCGGCTTTACCAAAGTTACGTAAAACTGCATGAACGGTAGGGGCCGCTATAGCACGTTCGGCGTCAGTCTGCGGAACTGGAAGGCCTAAGATCCTTGCCGCTAATTCATAATCCTGAGGCGAAAACACCAGAACACACTCCTACTGATGCTTCTAGTTTAGTCCCGATTTGTAGAATATCGCCAGGTTGAACGTTTAAACTTAAACAAATCCGTTCAATTACATCTGGAGAAGGTATGTAATACTGATCGTTATAGATCTTGCGCGTAGTTGTAGGAGATAAATTCGAAAATTTACTCAACTTAAACGAAGTAACCCCACGGTCGTCCAACACTTTTTTTAAAGTGTTAATAAGTGCTTTTTGCATTGTGTAGGAAGAATAAAAGGGCACCCTACTGACAACATACTGACTTCTTACTTTAGCTTACTTCAGGGATTTTGTATGATTTATCCAAGCCTAAAAAATCAATGATTAAATTACAATGTTTTATATTTTTAGAATACCACTCATCTAGATCCAGCGACAATAATTTCCCTAATAAAGTGACGTTGCACAACAGGGGTCTGTTGTCATAAACCGAACAACGATTGTCAATAAGTTTTTCACAAACCCCATTTTCATCTGTTACGTAAGGAAAACTGTTTATGACCTGTCTTAAAACAGGGTCCGGATGGTTTTGTCCCTTATCTAAAATTCCTCCGATTAAACGACAACACCCCGAACAGCCCGTACAAGGGAACCCATCTTTGTACATTTTAAAAACCTAGATTTTTAGACCGAACAAAGTTTAAATCATAGGAAGTAAAGTCCAAGGGTAAAGCTGAGTTATTAAAGGGGTAAGGGTAAACCTCTCCTTCAATATGGCCTTGCCACGCTGGACTCCATTTGGCGTGTAAATAGTGCTTATTCATTTCGTGGGCTTTATGAATACCCATAGCTAGAGAAGGGTCGCTTCGCCAGGTCTGACTTCCGTCGGCATAATCCCCTGAAGTTTCTCCGTGGAAATAAGGTTTACCTACGGACATCTCTCTCTTTAGATCAGAGTGTTTAAACCTCATCCCGTAATCCATGTCTTCGCAGTATGCAGGATATAAATTTTCATCAAATAGCCCAAACTGCTGGACAACCCAATCCTTTAAAAGGAACAAATCCCAACTTCCATTCTCCCCATGCACAATACCGGTATCTGGATCTTGAGCCCGCTCGACCATCGAACGAAGTAAACCGGGCGTAAACATAATGTCGTGGTTAACAATTACCCAGTAGGGAGCATTCATGTAAGATTTAATAATTAAATTCCACGCTCCTGAGCACCCTACGTTCGCGGGCATGTGACAAACGACAATATTTTTAACATGCTTATGAGGGACTTTAACCATCAGATCTAGCTCTTCCGTTATTTCGCCGCGACCATTGTTATTAAAGACAACAAAGTTATCTACAGGATAATCTATACTATATAGTAAGCGGTAAGCCCAATAAGGCGTGTTTACGACAGCAGTGCCGATTACAGGTATCGTCATTTTCGTCAGAAGCTGGTATTATGCTAGCAGTCAAACGAGGTTTAAGTGCCAACATATTTTTGGGGTCCGGAAAAAAGTTTAATAGTACCCACCCCCGACTTAGCTTTCCTAATGCACGATGATGATTCCGGTCGTTGTCAAATGCACCAGGTTGGTGTCCCAGAACTACCGATCATCCAATGGGCCGCAAAAACTTTCGGGGATAAGAATAAAACATTTATTGACGGCGGGGCGCACATGGGCGCATACTCAATTTTACTTTCTGACAGCTTTAGGGAAGTCCACAGCTTTGAAGCGCAAAGAAGGACGTACAACCAGCTTTGCGGAAACATATTCATCAATGAAAAAGATAATATTCATGCTTACAACGTGGCACTAACCAGCCTTTCATGCGCCAACGACACAACAACGCTCTCAATTGTCTCTGAAGATGGAGGAGGATCCACGATCTGCAAACCTCACGCTCCAGTTTTAAGGCAAGAAAGAGTAAAAACAAAAACAATCGACAACTACCGCCTTGAAGATGTTGGACTTATAAAACTGGACATCGAAGGCAACGAGCTAAAAGCTTTGCAGGGTGCTTTACACACCCTTAACAGGTGCAACAAACCTCCGATTATTTTTGAAGCCAACAACGACGACTGGTTTGCAGAGCAAAAGAATGAGCTTTTTAACTACCTACACGCGATCAGCTATGAGATTAAAGAAATCCGGCCTTTCAATAATATGTACGTAGCGACGTTTAATTAAAAATCACAGAATAAATTTGTATATTATAACTAGTCTAAATAATCATCACTCTCTTCCTGCGCCCAAAGACCGTCTGGGTCATCAAAAAGATTATCCAAACTTAATTCTTCTTCCTCCTCGGCTCTTTTTTCTTCTTCTTTTGCTTCCAGCAAGATACCCTGAATCAGATACCCCCAGTCTCTTGTTTCTGTTACTACATTTTCTTCCCCACAAACGTGGCATAGCCCTATCCAAGTAGAACTGTACCCAGTGCTGTACTCACCATACTTTTCCCCGCAGGACTTACAACAAACAAAGGCTTGCTCTAGACGTTCCTTTAAGGTTTTGTCTTTAATAAAGTGGAGAGAGGTCATGATCAAAAAAAATTCAGCTCTAATTTAACAGTAGAAAGTGAAAGCAGAACTCAAAACAAAATAAAATTATCTTAGTTTCCTTGTCACGTAGTGCTTATCTTTAAATAATTCAAATAAACTCTCAACGTTATACGCATACCGCTGGTGAGCTCCCCTGGTGTTAAAACCCCCCACCTCGATGCAGGCTTCTTTAGCCTCTTCAAGGGTTAAATAATGTAAACCTTTCTCGAGCTTACCCAAACTACGCCAAGAGTTGACTCTTTCCATTTTTAAAACTTGGCGGGTAGAGAGAGAAAGATCCGAGAAAGAAGCAACCCACATAATAAAAACACAAAAAACTAAATAAGTTAACTTTCTCCATTAATAGCGGTTAACCGATGCTGCGCATGAAGTGAGGGCGATTTAGCCCCATCCCATAAAACCTTACAGTATTTCGTGGCTTGATTTCTTTCGTTCCTTTTAATAAGGCACTCAACAACTACACCCTTTCGTTGAAAAGACTTTGCTCTTATTTCTATAGCAATTGTCCGTGGGGCTTCTACCACGCTGGTGTTTCGCGGTCTTTCTAAAACGCGATCTCCTTCCTTAAACAAAAATTCGCTCTTAGTCATTAGTTTGCTTCAATAAAGGACATTCAGCTTTTGCTTTGTTTTTGGCTAGCTTTGTTGCGAGAGCTTTTTTGACATTTTCTCTTGAAGAACATTTATAGCAACAATAAGGTCCTGTTGATAAAGGCTTACGTACTTTCTGAGCAAACCAAAGCCTTAGCTTGGAGCCTTTAAGTGGGAAGTGCGTTTGACAAACAGGACAAACAAAAACCAAAAATTGCTTGCTCACAAGAAAAAAAATTCATAGCCTAGTAAAGCAGAAAAAACCTAGGTGCGCAACGTACCTGAAGTAACACTTAGTTATTTATTTTTACTTGGTTTTAACTTTTATTCTGGTTAGCATACGTTTTTGCGTAATCAACAGCATACCCTTGGCAAAAACGGTAAACGGCATACCTTTCATTATTTATATTTTGGAGCCCTTTAGCAATACACTCTTGCTGAGCTTCTTCTTGAATCCTGACCTTTTTGTTTAATAAAGGTCCTTCTGCTACCACAACGGCACCAAACGAAAAAATCCCAGCAACTAAGGCTCCCTTAAAAAAAATAGAAGCGCAAGTATCCAGAAGTTTCCAGGCTTGCCAAGCAAAAGCCAATTTGATCATGTCCTGAGTCTTGAGGTCGACTACGTTGTTGTTAGTCACAAAAGGGGATGAAACACATGACAATGGTAGCACACAGTGAGCTTTGTGCCTTCCAGACTAGGAAAAAAAGCTTAAGAAGGGATTCCGTTCTGCTAGTATAATGGCGCTTGTTACCCCTCCTCATGTACTTGGCTCTAGATACAAAGTACGATATCAAACACGAATGGTATAAAAAGCTTCTTGAAGCTTACGACCTACTCTCAAAAGAACCTAAAGCTCAAAAGCTACATCTCCACCCGAACAAAAAACGTTTAATAGTTGAAATTGGTGTTTATGAAGGAGCCTCTAGTTGCTGGTGGTCCGATAATTTTCTTAATCACCCTGAAAGTAGGCTTATTTCTATTGATCCTTTTACAGGAAATAAGGAGTACATCGAAAATGAAGATAAATTCCCCACGCTGAGCCAAATTGAGCTGATTGCTCGCACTAATATTGCTAAAAGTAAAAACGCAGGAAAAGTTAGTGTACAAAAAGCTTGCTCTTGGAACATTTTTCCTTTTATTGCGGCTGAATTAGACAACCAAATAGACATTTTATATATTGATGGCGAGCATACACCAAATGCTCTGTGTAGAGACACGTCGCTTTACTACCCTTTATTAAAATCCGGAGGGGTTTTAATTTTTGACGACTATGGACACCCCGATGTCCGAAAGGGCATAGACGCAAGCTTGAATGCCTTTGGTGATTTAGAGATTGTTTTTTGCTCAGATTGGCAATTCTGGTGCGTTAAAAAATAGACAAGCTATTAAGCTATAGGTCCGCGAGGACTGAATAGAAATCTGTCTCTTTCAATATCTTCGTACATATCTGTTGGGCCCGGGAGTCGGTGCTCTCGAAGATCAAGTTGTGTGGGATCTAAACGAATTCCTCTTGGGCTAGGATTATTTAAATCTCTATAAAACTTTTGTTCCATAAACTCACTCTCTGTACGTGGAGTATTGTAATCTATACCGTAACGATTATTCTCGTACGCCAAAGGAAGGCTTGGCCCTGGGCGATTTAATCTTTCATGATATTTTTGTAAGTCGTCGGGGCGGTAATCAAATTCTTTTCGTTTATTTAACTCGTCTTGGGACATACCCTTAAAAGGGTTGGTAGGATTTATTTTAAAACTAAGCCCAGCAAGGTAATCCTCAAGAAAATTTTGAGCTAACTCGTCAGCTGCAGGGTACATGGGCGTTCGCCAAAGATTCTTTTTACAAGTCTAGTACGTACTTTACATTTATTAGCTTTTGTTGTATTGGCGTAATTTACTTACCGCGAATAAGTTCTGATAAGCCGAGGTCAACTTTACCTATATTAATTCTTTCTTTAACTAGATCTAGCCTTTTTTGAAGTTCATTACGGTTTTGCCTACGATTCATCTCAGCTTTACCTTGAGCAGATAATGGTTTTATTTCAGCTACTAAGGGTGCATTAGCCATGCGGGGTTTATCCGCAACGCCAGTTCTGGGTGCTGTTCCAATAAACTGACGTAATTTAGGTAATATACCTTCTCCTGTTTGTTGTCGAACAACTTCATTTGCAGCTCTAACTGCAGCTGATCCAACAAAACCTAACCCCACACCAGGTGCAAAAGAAGCTAAAGCAGGAGTAGATAAAGCTGCGGCAAAAGCTGCCCCAGTGGGTAAACTTTGAACAAATTCACTACCCATTTGTTTAACCATCGCAGTAGGTCCTCGCTGGTACCCTGTTCGAATTGCTTCCGGACTTGGGATTAAATCAGCTAACCCAGGCAATAATGACGCTGGGGTTCTTGAGACAGCTCGCACTGGACGTTCAAATGCCTGTCTTACTGCGGGTGTCGGTCCCGTTTTTATCATGCGGGGAGTAAACGCTTTAAGCGGTCTAAACCCTTTAAGACCGGTTTCCCCTGCTTTATATGCCTTCTCAGTTCGGGTAAGTTGACGTCTATCGTCGTCTAGCAACTTTGTCCAAGGCGCATTACTTTCATCAGGAACTCTTGTATCTCTTCCTTTATTCCACCACTCTGTGAGGTCTTTTGACTTAATATTAAGGTCCTGTCCCATTTGAAGGGCTCCTATAACAGCTCCAGTTACTGGATCACTAGAAAAATATCGCGGCGTAGAGGAGAAAGGTAATGCACTTTGAGTTACCCTAACTTCATCAGGCGATATATCTACTTTTCCTTTTAGACCGGATTCTGGGGGATTTGCTTGTAAAGCAACAACCTTTCCTTGTGGGGTAACAAAGGCAAGTTGAGTTGTTGATGTTCCAAACTCAGGTACCGTAGCTGGGCCAAAACCCCCTCTGGAATAACTAACAGCTCGAAGATTAGGTAATTTTTGATTTGACTCTACAAAAGGTTTTAATTTTCGTATAGTGCTACTTTGTTCCTCTGTAAGTCCCTCTTTAATACGAGAGTCATAGAGATCTTCTGAAGAAAGTGGATTGTTGTAAACAATTGTGTTTGGTCTTAGATTTGCAAAAGCTTGTTGTTTAATTTCTTCTTCCCAAGCTTGAGTGATTGGAGAAGGGATTTCTCCTTCAGCACTTACCCCCATACCACCCGTTCCGGGTTTAGAAGTTTCAAATATAATTCCTCTTGGACTTGTAGCCGGATTGGCAACCAAAAAGTCTACTAAGTTAGAAGAGGCTTTCTCTTTATTAGGGATATCGTTTGAGTTAGCAAGAGAAAATGTGTCACGTCCTGTTTTAGATACTCGTATGTTATAAGTGTTACTTGAAGGTAATGTGCGGGTGACTTGTCCCGTCTCTTCATCGAGAAGAAACCCAACAGGGGCTGAAGCGGCCTCTAGCGTTGTTTTAAGACCAGGATAAAGAGAACTGAGGTCATTAGACCCTACTTCAGAGTAGAGTTGTTTTAATGCAGTATTAACGTCTCCAGCTCTCTTATCAATAAATGCAAACTTTTTTCTTGTTTGCTCTTCCCCTACGTCTAAATAACCTCCTCCTCCAATTACTGGTCTGTTAGGTCTAAAAGCACGTTTTTCGTTTAGAGCTAACACATTCTGCTTACCAGCAAGTTCGTCAATTTTTTGCCTAGCTTTTTGCTGTGCCAAAGGATCCCCACTCGTGTATTGCCTTTCTATGAACCAGAGGCTCTGTGACAAAGAAGGGCGAAGTTCAGGTTCTACATCTAGTAAGACATTTTCATATAGTTGTTTTCTTATTTCAGGAGTAGAAAACATCTGCTCTTGGTCTGCATATTTTAAATAAGGCTTGAATTCTTCTTCTTTAATCGGCACAGCTCGACCTGGTTTTATTTCCTGGCCCAGTAACTCTCGAACTTCCGGATACTTATCTAGAACTTGTTCGAAACGAGCAAAAGCGTCTGTAAGTCCTTGTTTTAACTGTTCGGACTTACTCCCTCGTAGATCCTCTTGTAAACCAGGAACAGCTAATTGACTCCCTTGATCTAAATATATAAAATTTCGAGAAGAAGGGTTTATGCGCTCTCTTTCTTGAGGAGAGGTTAAATCAACAGACCTATACCTTTCACGCTCACGTGGAGGTAAGCTTCGATAATTTCTAAGATTTTGTAAGGCCGAGGTCTCTCCTGCAAGCCTTTGGTTTTGCTCTGCTAAATTGCGCTCCCCTCTTATTATTGATTCTTGTCGTTGCGCTGCTTCGACAGCCCCTTGTTCGCCTAAAGCTTCTCTAACACTAGGAAGCGTTTGATTTAGAATAGCGTCAACTTTTCTTTCTCTAGAACTTGATGGTCCATAACGTGCGTCCTCTATGTCACTCGATATTTGTCTAATGTCCCTACTTCGTGCGTCAATATAAGCTGGGTCGTTTAATTGTTCTGGCGTACTAGGTGTAAGTCTGTTTTCTAGTTCATTTAAATTCTCTACTTCTTGATCATAAAAACTTAACTGACTAGAAGAATTTGGAATTGCTCGAACGTTTGCTAGTCGTTGACGTATAGGGGAACCAGGAGCTTCTTCTTGCTCTATTAGATCACGAGAAGTTAATAAATTATCTAAGTAACTTACTTTATTGCTTAGCTCATTAAAACCAGGATACATATCCCTGTTTAGCCCACGGCTGTAGCTCCTTGTTCCTTCCCTCTCGACAAAATCAGCCGTATTAAACTGCCTTTCAGATGGAAGATCGCCAGAATCAGGCTCTAATACGTCAGAGCTAAATGAGTTTCTTAAATACTCCAAGTCTCTTGGAGTTACTAAACCTTGGGAGTAATCCTCTAAGAACCTTTGACCTACTGCTCTTTGATTTCCTGAATAAAGATCAACGTCTGGCTGAGATAAAAAACTTCTTAGTTCAGGATTTTGTTGTGCTAAACGATACCCTGTGTAAACCTCACGATCTGGATCTACATCAAGCCCTTGGGGTGAAGGCAGATAATCTCGAAAATCAGAGACACTGAGATATGCTTCAGGATCCACTCTGCGTTCACTTACATCATCGAAGTCGAATCCTCGCCTCTCTGCTATTTCAACAGCTTCATCATATAAATCTCCTCTTTCTAAAGCTTCTTGAAATAAAGCTTCTCGTGCGTTTGTTGAAAATTCTCTTGTAAGTTGATACTCGTTTTCAATCGCCCTCACAGCTTTCTGAATATTTTCTGGTCGGTAAAAAGGGGAAAAAGACACTTCGAGTCTAAACCGTTACTTATACAACTAAGTTTAACTGAATTTATAATAAAAAAATAAAAGAGGGTTATCCGTACACACTGAGTAACTGTAGTATCGTACAATGCTTTAGTCCTCCTAGTTTAACTCTATGTCAAATTCAATGCTCGTTTTGGAAATGTATCGCCACGCGGGGACTTGGGTCTTTACTGACGAGAAAAGAGGTCTTGTCAACGAACCTTTCGTGCTTGGAGTGCCTGAGATTTTTGACTCGGTAATTGAGAAACAAAATTTAAAAGGTAAATCTCTTTACAGAGTTATTTTTTCA